ATTCTTATTTACAGAAAACCCCCCCCATCGTCTACCCTTGTTTCAAAAAAAAAAGGCGGGCCAGCTTTCGCTGGCCCGCCTATCTTATTCACACCATGCCTTTTTCCGTCCGGTGCTCGAATACCACGGATGATAGTCAGACTCGCCCCGCTCATTGGAGAGAAAACGGCACAGCCGCTTCTTGTCATCCTGCCCCATCCAGCAGGTCAAATTGGGGTTGTCCCAGCGTCCATTGTGCCGCTCCTTGCGCTGCATGGATTTCACGGCGGCAATCAGCCTTTCCTCGTCAACATCCAGCATAGCACAAACAGTAGCCAGATTCCATCCGATCTGCTCAGAACGCCCGGACAATTCACCCAGCCGATACGCCTCGGAACCTCCCAGCGTCGAAACCCAGAGGCAGGCGTCAGGAGCATACCCTTTGTCTTTCCGAACCTTTAGATTATACTTCTTATCATCCGCCTCAGCGTCAAAAAGCTCACAGACGATAGATACCAATTTTTCAACATCGTACATATTAAAACCTCCATATACTTGTTCGGTGAATGCTCACATTATATATACAAACCGTTTTGAAACCTTGCTAACCACAGCGAAAAATAAAATGGGGCGCTCCATTTCCAGAACGCCCCATTCTTAGCCCTCCTCAACAATTACGGCTTTCATGTTCAAAAGTTGTTCGATTGAACCACTCCGCAGGATTTGACTATTACTTTCCTCGATTTGTTTAGCCTCATCCCTCGTGATTTCCTTGCCTCCGACAAAATACCGCCTCACTGTTCCGCCTCGTTCCCGTTTAGTATGAACCATAAATCTGCCGGTGCTTGTTATGCTGTTCAATCGTCAAAGGATGGTAAACCTCTTTGGCGTTGGGGTTAGGCCGGTACAGTGTCACCGTCTCCCCGTCGTTGAAATAGTAGCACGTCACGATACCACCGTTGGACAGGGCTTTAATCGGCTTGGCCTCGGCGGGCAGCTCATCCAGCCGCCAGAAAGACTCTGACGCCAGCTTGCGGTCAATGGAATATGCCAGATACTTCCCGCCCCAAAACGCTTCCCGCTCCTCCTCCAGCTTGCGGCTGATGCCCAGTGTCCGAAGGAAAAAGTCAAGCTGCTCCTCGTTGTCGAACTCCGCCGCTATCCACATCCCGTTATGGATGATAACCTTGGAGCGGTGGCAGGAATTTACCCGCTCCACAATGGAAAGATACTGTTCAGCATGGAACATCTTTATAGCCTCCATTTCATTTGCCATTCTTGCGTGGGCTTTTCAGCTTGCCACCGATTTTTCAGCAGCTCCACGTCGGCCTCTATTTAATTAACAGACGGGAATAGGTATTTGCTAACTGTCCAAAAAAATAAAACAGGGGGCCGTCATCTGACAGCCCCCTTATACACCTCAGAACACGTTGAACTGAACCCGTGGCCGCTCGATCATGTTGCACCAGCTAATCGCGTGCGCCTCGTCCGCCGCTTGCGTTTTCGGGATGTACGCCCCGTCGTCTACCTCAAAAATGGCGATCCAGCCGTCTTTCATCGTGGCAAATGCGTAGTCGATGCCGTTGATGTATTTCCGGTCAATGTGTCCTGTTCCGTTCTCCGCGACCCAAGCGTCGAACTCTTTCCTATCCATCATCTGTGACAACCTCCTATGTATTTGATTTTTGGGCTTGCAAGGATTTTCACCCTCTGTTATAATTACATACAAAAACTCCTGCCTGCTAACCAAGAGGTGAAAATTATTATGGGAATTATCCTGCTCGTTGGTGGATTTGTCGCCGTTGGATGGTATGCTATCCGCCATTTTTCCGCCGAAAAGTCCACAAACGCCAGGCGCGGCCAGCCGACGCCGTTTTTCGGTTTTATGTCCCGAAACTATCCAATTATTACCACTGTCTCTATTATCCTAATTTTTCTCATCATCCTTGCCCTATTCGGTGTAGGCCGGAAACAATGCCCCAGATGTGGAAAATCATGGAGCGGCGACGGCTACTGTTACAGTTGCCGCGCAGATGTAAAAGGTAAATAGCCGGGCAGCTTCCACCGCCCGGCTTTTCATCCAAAATGTTCACAGATATATTGCCAGCATAGCCTCAGCCTCCGCCAGCTCTTTTTGTGTATTTTCCAGTGCTTTCTTCTCCAGATCTACCATTTTGGTATCACCTTCCGCCTCCCACTCCATCATCGCCTCTCGAATATCATCCAATCCCTCTTGTAAGTCAGCTATTTTTGAACGATAACGGCTAATTCTTGCTTCCAGCTTCTCCGGCGCGTTTTCCCGTGCCCATGCCGTCCACTTGCGCTTGCGCTCCATACGTTCCGCGTCCTCCTGCCGCTTTTCCTCAGCACGGCGGCGGGTTGCCTCCTCAGCCTCAGCCGTAGTAAATCCAAAGGTGATCCGCCCGCAGCCGTTCAGCTTGGAGTAGTCCAGATGGACGTTCCGCCCATTCCATTCCATCGTGTAGTAGTTGTGACGGCAATAGTCTCCCTGAAATTGCGGCACCATCACAGTATGTACCTCCATCCGTTCAATACAGATGGCCGTCTGCTTTTGTGATAACCACATTCCCTTATTTGTCCCAGCTCGTTCCAAAAGAGACGGGAGAAACGTATCATAAAACCAGCTCATTTCCGTACCTCCATTAGTTTTGTGTGATTGCCTCTATTATTATTACAGAATGAACCGCACATTTGCTAACCATAAAATATTGTTCTCCCAAAAAAAAGAAAAGCGGCGGGAGACTACTCCCGCCGCCAGTGTTCAAATTGCCAGACTGACTTTGATTGCCTGATTGACGCGCTCCTGCGTGTCTCCGTCAATCCATCCAACCCTCCGCCCCAGGCGGCGCTTGTCTATCGTTCTGATCTGTTCCAGCTCCACAAATGACGGATATTGGAGACAGTGCAAATTTACGTGCGTCGGAAACTTTGCCTTGTGCATCCGGCTGGAGATCGGCGCGACGATAACCGTGGGCGCGTAGGCGTTCCCCTTGTCGTTCTGAATAACCAGAACCGGCCTAACTCCGCTTTGTTCGCATCCTTCCGACGCTGTTAGGTCGGCAATATAGATTTCTCCTCGCTTAACCTGCTTGACTTCCATTTTTATGTATCCTCCTTATATTTTTTATCTGTTCTATTTACAGGATGAAACCACTATTTGCTAACCACTCCAGAAAAAACGGCGGGATTTCTCCCGCCGTCCAGCCTCAGACAATCCGATATACGCAGCCCGTCCAGACCTGCTCCGTCGTTCCATGACATCCATCCTCCGCCCGTCCAAGCCGCTTGCAGCACCAGCAGATATGATTGAGCTTTTCCAGACCGTCCAGCCAGTCCACAGACCGGATATAGTCGCAAATGTCAGGATTGTAGCTCTGTTCCATGATGTACTTGCACAACGCCTCTTGCACATCCGCGTTTTTGCGGCAATCCATAGCCCGCATGACTTCCCCGCCTATGTAATAGCCAAAAATAGCGGCCTCCTTCATGCAGTAGTCATAGAAGTCTTTCGCGTCATACTGTTCGCCGTCCTTGCGGTCGAGAATCCTGTCAACAATCATTTTATGTACCTCCGTTGATTTTATTGTGGCCTCTGTTATAATTACAGGCGGAAAATCGGACTTGCTAACCACTCCAATCCAAAACAAAAAGAGAGGGCGGGGAGATCCCCGCCCTCGTTCCATATCAGCCAGCCCGCCGCCGTGCCAGCATCGCCTGCAGGCTTTCGTCCGGCGTCATGTCCGACGCCCGGTGCGGCACAGTACCCTCCACCGGCTGCTTGTCCCACCAGGCTTTTCCGCCGCCGTTCATGCCCTCAGCCTCCAGGAAGCTGTTCACGTGGCGCATCGTCGTGGCGCTGTATCCGCCCCAGGCGCGGAAGAACCGGCCCGAAACCGTCAAGCCGCAAACCGGCGTTCCGTAGCTGTACAGCACCTTGGAGCCGTCATCCCGCTCCTCCACTTTGGCCTTGCCATAAAAGCTCTTGTGACTGTCCATCGGCTTCAGATTGTAAGTTGTCATTGTCGTGACCTCCGTTATATATTGGGGATTTTGTTTCCCCTATTCTATTACCAGACTGACCGCCTGCCGTGCTAACCTATCCACCAAAAAAATTTAGGGCTGACAGATCATCCAATCCGTCCGCCCGTTGTGTTATGCCTCCACCAGAACCAGCGCGGCACATAGGCACGGTGGATTGTTTGAGACTGTTCCAGAACGCAAAAAGAGGCGGGGAAAATCCCCCGCCTCTATCGCTCTATCAGATGAAATACATCTCGCCGTTGATTTCCAGGGCGACGGCCTCCTGCCCCATCTCAGCCTTCAGCGCCTCGCAGTGATCGACCACGCGCCCGATGTTCTGCTGGAGATCGGCGTCACTCGCATAGGCGAAAACTACCGTTGTATTCTCAGCCACCAGGCCGGCCACCGGGGAGAGCCAGTAGCCCAAGGCCGGCGTGGAAGTCGCGCCGCCGAAGCACTCAGACAGGAGCGCCGCCGTTGCCTTGACCTGCTCCGTATTGTCCGCCGCCGTGTCAACGCCGTTTGTGGCGGGCACATAAACCGTTACTTTGCTGGAGAGCTTCAGGCACTGTTTCAAAGTCGCGTTGTTGATAGTCATGATGTATAACCCCTTTTCATATTTTCCGGGAGCCGGGGGATTTTGTGGTGGAGTCCCCCGGCCCCTCTATTCAATTTACAGAGAGATTTTATTGCGTGCTAACCAGACGTTACACTTTTTCTCAGGCAATCCCCGCAGCTTTCAGCGCCTCGCGGATTTTGGCGATCCGCTTGTGAACGGCCACATTAGAGATTTTCCGCCCGGCCTTTTCCAGCGCCTCGGCGATTTCGCGCTCGGTGTACTGTTCCGCCACCAGCTCGATGATTTTGCGGTCGATCTCGTCACGGCTTGCGGTGAAGTCATCAAGAGCCGCCCGCAGGATTGCGCTTGTTTCAGTGTTCACGCTGGAGTCGCCGCAGCGCGTCTCGACGTAGCTTTCAGCCTCGCCGTTGTCGTTCACCACGTCAAAGTCATACGCCGCGCCGTGCTTGCTATCGGCGTAGTACACCGCCGCGATGGATGCCCGCGCCGCATTGTAAACGACGGACACCAGGCGGATGGGGCGCTTGCCCTGAGCGGCCCGCTTTTCGTTCGTGGCCGTCAGCTTGTCAACGTCGGCCAGTTTGCCAAGCACCCGGATAACCGTTTCACTCAAGAACTCGTCAAAGTCATGGGCACGGAAGCAAGAGAACGCGGGCACCTCAGAGAACTGCAGATAGTGATCTTCAGTGCTATACCGGATTTCATTTTTCGCGGCTTTGCGGATGCAAGCGGACATCATTTTGACTTGCCCGGCCTCGCCCATCGCGGCCCACTCATCGACCACGGCGGCGGCGTTCGCCTCAGCGTTGACGCCCTCAGCCTCAGCCCACGCCTGCTTCAGGCACAGAGAGAAAACAACATCAGAGACGGCGCAGCCCATATCAGCGGCGGCACTCTTGCGGATGCTCCACGCACGGCGCATGATAGCGGCCAGATCGTAAACCTTGCGGGAATTGGTGAAATTGATGGTAATTTGCTTTTTCATGATATGTACCTCTTTTCAAAGATTTTGTTTCATCCTACGAAGGGGAAGCCCTCAGCCTTGCCAGCCGTCCAGCCCGTCCCCCTCTTTCGAGTATACCCTATTTTATCAAATATATTGCTATTTGTCAAGAGATTTTGTTTCTTGCTAACCGTGAAATAGTACGTCAAAATAGCAAAAATAGCAAGGGCATATTTAGCAATATTGACGAATGCCTTTTACGGCCTGGATGCACGGCCAGCCCCTACCCCAGCCCCCGACACACTGCCAGCATCGCCCCAGGAGCACCAGCGGCCAGCACCTACCAGCACCACGGCCAGACAATCACCCCGACGCGCCAGCCGTCCCGCATCCCTGCCCAGCCGGAAGCCGTCGCCCGTCTGCCGTAGGGCTGAAGAATCCCGTCGCCCCTGCTGCCGTCTGCCTGTCCAGGTGGAGCCGCGCAGATGGAGAGGGAGAGAGGGAAGGGAAAGAGGGAGAGAAGGAGCAGCGCCAGCGCATAGCAGCACCAGCCAGCCAGCACATACCGAACCCCGCCCGCCTGCCTATACCGCCAGCCCTCAGCGGCCACCGCCCCCGGCCCGCCTCTATCGCTCCAGACAAGCTCCAGCCCTGCCCCGTCTGCCGTGCCTGCTGCCGTCGCTCAAATTCTGCTTTTGGAGAGAAAACAGAACCCCGCCCCCCCCCAAAACCCCGAATTTACACGGGAACAGAGGCCCAGCCACCTGCCAGCGCCCGCCCGCCATGATAGGGGGGGGCACCTTACATTTTCAACGTTCTGCCATATCTACGATATGACTCCAGTACCTTCATCTACACACCTCCTCTCCAATCCCAATTCAGCTCGGTTTGCCGTTCGGTCTTACCGCCGAACAAACTCGTAGATAAGGAGCAGTCGAACACCACGTATTCCACATCAATTCATTGCAAATATACCTGTTTTCAATCTTTTAACCCCCGTAATTCCTCGGTAATATGCCCGAATAAGGTGCAACAAAATCTGTTTTTCTATTGACATATACCCTCATATCTGTTATAATAAATCATAGAAGTAACGAGCTTTCTCGTTGGTTAGAGCAAGTGAAGGAGGGGTCTTCAATGAGCGCACAACTTTCTCTTTTCGAGCAGGGTTCCACTATTCCTGCCGTACCCACCAGCTCCAAGATCATCCAGTTCCCTACATCCTATACGCCTTCTCGCAAGCCGAATTACCGCAAGGGCGAGGAACAGACTGTGTTCCCAATCAAGAACCGCGATCAGCTGGACGCTATGGCTAATTGGCTCTACCACAATGCAGATCGGAAGTACCTTCTGGGCTTTGTCCTGGGGATCAACCTCGGCCTCCGGGCCAACGAGCTTCTGGGACTCAAGCAGTCTGACCTCTTTTTCCCTAATGGAGAGATTAAATATGTCTCTGACGATTTCTCTGACACTACGGATAAGATGTCCGTCTATCAGAACAAAGTCCATAAACGCAGAGGGATGTATCTGAATGAGTCATGCGTGAAGGTTCTTGATTGGTACTTCCCAGTGAAAAGCTCTTCGCTCTGTAAGGACGTGTATGTTTTTCAATCCAGAGAGAATGGAAAGCGTAAAGATAGGGAGGGGAACGTTCGTGATGACAACATCCCTGATAGTGAGGGCCGCTATCATATTGAGGTTGACACTCTGCGGAAGGTTCTGAAAACTGCTGCCAAAGCCTGCGGACTGAAGCAGGATATTGGCACACACACATTGCGCAAGACCTTCGGATATTTCCACTACCAGGCCAACCACGACATAGTGTTCCTCCAGAGGCTCTTTGGTCACTCCTCCGCTTTGGTCACGATGCGGTACATTGGTATTGCTGATGAGGAAGAGAAGAAATCGTACCATGAAGTGTCTATCGACCTTATGAGCAATCTGTGTATGGAGAGGGAGTAGTTCTGCTGCCACCAGCTCTAAAGCAACTGCCGAGCGACAGCGAGGCAGCAGAACGCAAAAATCTCAAAACTGAAAAGTTGATTTTTGATAACTTTTTCGGCCAAATGAGCGAAGCGAATGAATACCCTTTCCCTTCTAAGGGGCGATTTCCAAAAAACCAGTGTTTTCAATGCTTTGAGGGGCGTCAAAATCAAATTTTATCACCTCAAAAGCGATAAACCCATTTCGGCGCTTTGAACTTTTGAACATTTTTAAGAAAATGGAGGTATCCACATGACCCAACCTGAGAACCAGAACCAGCGCTCTCCCACCCCATCGAATGAGGTTGCGGAAGATAACTACCCCTGCTACGGCCATGAGTGCTATGACCGGGGAAACTACCATGTCAGTTGTACGGCCTGTCCACTCCACAAAGGGCGGTGTTGATATGAAAGTATTTGAGAATAAGGAGATCCGAGATAGGCTTCTCAAAGCATTTCCCAAATTCTATATCAATTCCGGCTTTGAGTGTATTATCTACCCGCCACGCAACAGCTACTTCCTTATGGCAGATATCCAAACGGAAACAGGGTTGAACGCCAAAATATTGGAATGGCTGTCTCGTGAGGCCAGCAAGAGCATTGACCCAAAGTCACAAGTGTACCACCTAAATGGGATCAACACCTTTCTGGGCACCAACTTCACCCAGGAGGATATGGTCGAAATCTACACCTACTTGGGGAATAGGTGTGACCATGCTCGGACGCTCCGCTTTATTGAAAGCGGCTATGATCTGGCAGCACTTCACTGTGACGAGGAGGTGTTTGCATGAAGGAGATGCACTGTACCGATAGTCTCTTTGGTATTCCCCGATACTCTGATGAGGCGGCGGTCGTCACCACCAACGGGGTGATCCGCAAGAACGGCTGTGGGGTGATGGGGGCTGGGCAGGCACTGGAAGCCAAGAAGCTCTTCCCTGGTGTAGAGGAGAAGCTGGGCAAGTACCTCAAGAGATACGGGAACCGGGTATTCAACATGGGGGTCTATATGCTGAATGGTAGGCTCATGTCGTTGATTACATTTCCCACCAAGCACCACTACAAGGACAATTCTGATTTGGAGCTGATACGGCAGTCAGCTATTCAACTCAAACAGGTTGCCGACAAGTTTGAGTTGACGAAGGTATACCTGCCGGCTGTGGGTTGTGGCCTTGGGAAGCTGGACTATGAGCAACAGGTAAAACCTATTTTACAGGAAATCCTTGACGACGACCGCTTTGTGGTCGTGCTGGGCTACCAGAACTATTGAGGAGGCACCCATGAAACATTTCGATTTTTTCGGGAGGCCGCTGGCAGTCGGTGATCGAGTGGCTTTTCTTGATACAAAATATAAGGAGCTGCATCACGGAGAGATTTTGAAACTCAGTGAGAAACAAGCAACCCTTCGTAACTTGGACTACACTGGATCTCATTCGGATGCTATGGGCTATGGGCGCACAGTCCGTAGCTATGGAGCCATTGTCAAGGCACCAGATCGGGATAGTGCAGTGTTGGGAGGTGGCGACTAAATGGCGAAGTATAAGATTGGGGCGACGGACGGCGGGGACGCTGGGCTGGATCTGTCTTGGCGGGACAAGATGAATACCGTAGATGGCGCGGTACTTATCACGAAGCGCATCACACCGGCGTTCATTGAAGCGGTGAAAGATTTGCCAAACGTTGTCATTCATGCGACCTGCACTGGGTATGGCGGTACAGTAGTCGAACCGAATGTGGTTCGCCCAGAGGAGCAGTTGGAAGCAACTTTGCGGCTGATAGGTTCCGGGTTCCCAAAGGAAAGGGTTGTGGTGAGGATCGACCCGATGATCCCCACCGTAAAGGGTATGATGCGGGCCACAAGGGTCTTTGGGATGTTTGCAGAACACGGGTTCTCTCGTTATCGGGTAAGTCTTATTGATATGTACCCTCATGTGAGAAAGCGGTTTGAAGATTGCGGATTTCCGAGTTTGTATGGCGGGAAATTCTCGCCTGATAAGGAAACCGTAGAGTATGCAAATCACGTCTTGCGTGGATGGAAGCTCCTGTGGGAGGATGTATCGTGTGATGCGCTGTTGAGAATAGAGGCTTGCGCAGAACCCATGCTGAATGAAGCCATTATCAGCGGGTGTGTGTCTGAATACGATATTGAGTTGATGGGTCTTCCACTGGATGATGACAGCGTGGACTCTGTGGGGTATCAGCGAAAGAATTGTATGTGTTACTCTGGAAAGGTAGAGCTGTTGACTGCCAGAAAACCTTGTGCCCATCAGTGCGTTTATTGCTTTTGGAAGGACGTGAAGTGATAGATGGAGAAACGCAAAAGGCTTTCCAGATAAGATGCAATAAAATCTCTCGTGAGGTGAAGTATGAAAACGATTGCTTTTGTTAGTCCGTTCAGCAATGACCCATTTGCCATAGTCGCTCAGGCGTACAAGAACCTCTATAATAAGCCGTTTTTGGCTTATTATGACCAGCACAGGGACACCGACCATGACAAAGAATATGGTTTTACTACTTTCCAAGATGGTAAGACGCCGGTGATTACCATTTTCGCCGAGCACCCTGTCAATGTGTGCGTTGAAACGCTTGCGCACGAGCTGGCTCATGTTGCGGTTGGTGTGGAACATGAACACGATGCGGTATGGGAGGAAGCATTTGATAAGATATTCGCCGAGTACAACCGATTGGGCGAGGAGATGTTTGGGGAAAGAGGGGAGGCAACAGACAATGGAGTTTGAGACAGCAAACGCTCTGATTTCTGAACTGAAGGAACCGTGTCCACACGAAAATTGCGTGTTGTGCTATCGTGCGGCGGACACGTTGGAAGAGTGTAGCAAAACCATCCAGCAGCTTCAGGAGGAGCGGACTGCACTGGATGCTGAGGTACAGATGTATCGAAGCGCGGCCCGTCTATATGGAATTGACGCCAAGACGATGTTGACTTTGGCAAAGAGCCAAATCAAAACCTGTGCAGACAATATTCGGCTCATGGAAAAGATGCAAAGCGTGTTGTCCATATTTGATAGAGTGCCGCAGGACTTGGATATTCGGGATGTCACAGAAACCATTGTCCATTATGATGGCGACAACTCAAAACCCGGCTGTGATCTGGTTTACTGCGGCTTGAGAATCATTTGGGACTATTTGAAAGAGAGGAGTGATCTCGATGAATGGAGAAAAGGTAACTTGCCGACTCCTGCATAATGGGGTGCTGCTGTGCGCTCCCCAGTTTGACGTGGCACAAATTGCAAAGTCTGGTCAATGTTTTCGGATCGCCCAGTTGGATGGTGGTGGCTTTCTGGCCGTGACTGGGCAGCATTTCGTGAAAATCACCGTTGTGGAGACAGGAGGATATGTGTTCCACTGTTCCTGGGGCGATTTCCGGGATGTGTGGGTGCCTTACTTTGACCTGAGTGCGGACTATGAAATGTATCAGTCCCGTATGACTGGCGATCCCTTCTTGGTAGAGGCAATCAAGGTGGGTGGCGGCATTCGGATGTTGCGGCAAGACTTGTGGGAGATGGTCGTCACTTTTGTAATCTCCCAGCGTAATAACATTCCACGCATCCGCTCTGCTGTAGAGACGTTATGTAAGGAATTTGGGTCTTCTTTGGGAAAGGTAGATGGCAAGGTCATTTACAGCTTCCCTACGGCGGAGCAGTTGAGGGATGCAGATTTATCTTGCGCTTCCTTGGGATACCGGGAGAAGTACATCAAGGCACTTTGCGATTTGGAGCCTGACTTCTGGCGGGGACTTACGATCCAGGAAGACGATGAGGCGAAGAAAAGTCTACTTAGTTTGACTGGCGTAGGCGAGAAGGTTGCAAACTGTATCATGCTCTTCGGCCTGCACCGTATGAACAGCTACCCCAGAGATGTGTGGATCAACCGTCTAATTGATGATGTGTACGGTGGGGAGTTCGATCCTTCGGTGTATGAGGGGTTCGCTGGTTACGTTCAGCAGCTTCAATTTTACTATTACCGCACGCTTAACAAGGGGGTGAAGGAGGATTGAAGGTTAAGGTATGTGATATGATCATGGGCGCGGGTAAAACGGAAAGCGCAATTTCGCTGATGAACAGTGACCAGGACAGCCACTTCATTTTCATTACTCCTTATTTGGACGAGGTAGAGCGGATCAAGGCAAGCTGTGCTGGCCGAGACTTCAAAGATCCCCAACATAAGGGTGAGGGGAAATTGGAAGATCTTCATGAGTTGCTTACGGCAAAAAGGAATATTGCCAGCACCCATGCTCTGTTTAGGCGGTACAACCAAGAGACGATATCTTTGATCCGCGACGGTGGGTATAAGCTCATTCTGGATGAGGTGTTCGAGGTCACACGGGTCATCGAAATTAGCCAGAAAGACTTCAAACTGCTGACCGACCAAAGGATGATCGAGGCAGACGAGAGCGGTAGGGTTCGGTGGACAATGCCTGAATACGAGGGCAAGTTCGACGAACTGCGGGATATGTGTATGACTGGGAATGTGGTTATGTATAACGGATGCCTACTTTTGTGGCTGTTCCCCGTAGAGGTGTTTCACGCTTTTCTGGATGTTATCGTGCTGACCTATATGTTTGATGCTCAGGTGCAAAGGTACTACTTCGACATGAATGGTATCGAAGTCCAGCATATCGGCACGACATATGAGCGAGGGGAATACCATTTCTGTGACTATCCGTGTATGCCAGACTACGTTCTGTCGCTCCATGAGAAGATTCATGTTATAGACGACGCAAAGCTCAATGCCATCGGCGACGGGTATGGCAATCTCTCCTCTTCGTGGTTCCTCCGGGCCAAGAAGGAGAAGGGCAGACCGATGTTGAAAGCACTCCAGAAAAACCTAATCAACGTGTTCAAGAACAAGTGGAATGCGGGTACTGATCAAAACCTGTGGACAGTATTCAAGGACTATCAGGATCAAATCAAGGGTAAGGGGTATACCAAGGGTTTCCTCTCCTGCAATGTTCGAGCGACAAATGCTTATCGTAACCGTGACCACCTGGCGTACTGTGTCAACATTTTTTACAACCCTCTGCTTAAGAATTATTTCAAGGATCACGGAGTTGAGGTTCATGAAGAAGAATATGCGCTGAGTGAGATGATTCAGTGGATTTGGCGCTCTGCCATCCGCGACGGCAAGGAAGTTTGGGTTTACGTTCCGAGCCGGCGCATGAGGGATCTTTTGAGGCAATGGCTTCTCGACCTTTCTTCACCGGCGAATAACAAGGATAGTTAATGGTGAAAGGAGGTAGAACATGAGATCCGAGGACAAAAAGTGTATCTGGATGGGACAGTGTGAGGGTGAGTGTTCGCAAGATTGTCGGGACTATACACCCGCTGATGATACCGAAGACAGTGAAAATTTTTACTTCGACGTTTTAAGAGAGAATGCAGAAGTTTACCAGAGGGAAATCGACGAGTATTCGGATGGGAGGTTAATGGAATATGAACCGTGCGCAACGGCGGAACCTGATGCGGAAGGGCAAGAAGAGTTTGCGGGAATTGGCTGCGGACAAACTCAACTCACTTTCTGATGATGTTGAGAACTGGCTTCATGACGGAGATAAAGTTAAGTTGAACATCAAACAAATCACGGAGCGTGGTGACTACGCCAAAACACAGACGGAGTACCGTGATTTTGTGGAGTCCAGCGGGGACAGGATTTTTACCGTCCGTCTGTACCGAAAGAGGCCGGATGGCTTTTCAGCAGTGATCGAGCTAATGGAAGAGCCAAGATGGTTGTTCTGGCATGGAGATCTAATTAGAGTGTAAAGCGAGGGATGACCTATCAACAATTCAGTGTATATCGTGTCTGCTGACGCGAAGGATCTGTTTTTGTCTAACTACTCCAACGACCGCTGTACTGGGTATACGGTCAAGTTCAGTAGTGGAGACAATCAAGGTGAGTTTAACACAAGGCGCTTCATCAATACACTGGATTACAGCCTTGATTTGATCAAGATGCGTGAAGTGTATGAGAAGGTTTATCGCAGGATGGATTTTACCTTTACCAAGAGGGATAAGGAATACTGTCGGCGTGTTATCAACGTGACATTCAAGTACAGTGTGAAGGAGTACAACCGCTTCTTTGACAAGACATATATCAAGTATGGGTATATGCCGGAGGATGTGGAATTGACTGACAACATTTGCGTGAAGGACGGGGAGCTGATCGCAATTCGGCTGGATGAGCCAGTGGAGAACCCGGTGTCTGTGGCAATGCTGGGAAAGCTGTTTGTTTTTGAGGATGGCGTCTACAAGTTGGGCAAAAGTATGAAGGTGTTGTTTACTGCCGCCCAGCTACGCGACAGGCTGTATCATGAAGGGTTTATCTGCGATGGAATCCACTTTCAGCGTTTCAAGCGTTCTGCCGGCAGTGGACGTGTTGGGAAATGCCTGTTTATTGACGAAAGGCTTTATCCACGTATGCGCAAATGGCAACAGTGTGGATTGCAAATCAAAGATGGGCAGGAGCTTGATCTGGCGGGGTTTGAGGCGTATATCGCGTTGACGCTTTCCAGCATCATCGACACGATTCCGCTCCGCCCTGAAAACTTCCTGGTTATCGACGACTATACCAGCGTGTTCAAGGATAAGGTCATTGCTACACGTGTTGGAGATGATGGGTGGCTTGCATCCAAACCAGAGGAAGTAGAGGTAGAGAATAGCATATGGGACGGGCAATCCCTGATTGACAGGGATGCTATGGGTAGTTACTCTGGCTATGGAATGATCTTGCTCCGCAATCGCTTTTTCAAGTCAGCCTGCTTCAACTGCAACATTCAAAGTTTCTTTGCGGATAGTGGTATTACAGATGTGTCCCAGCTGGGTGGATTTACGCTGGCAAAGTCAATCAGTGATATCAAGATTATTACGACACCCAGCAGCATCAAATATGTAAAGTTCGGGCCGCTGGAAAAGTGGCTCCAGCTGTTGGAGGAGGATGGGAACTTTGGTGTTGTGAAGCATGAGAAGCCTACCCACTTCTTCGACGGACGGATGGTGCAGATCCACTATCAGCTGCTGAATACCTTGCAGATGACCCAAGACGATGTTGACCTGTTGGTCAAGCCATCTCTGGACTATCTGCGGCTTATTCAGGCCGATCCAGCCGTGTTGCGCTACCACATCAAGTATTCCAGTGAAGATGAACCTATCGGCTCCGCCACAACCACAAACGATGTGGTGTATCAGATGTTGGGAGTGTCAGATCGGTTCGCACAAACTAAGTTGTACTATGATTTCAGGAACGAGATTCAGAAGTCATTCAAAAAGGCATTAAGACGGGGGCACATTTTGGTAGACGGGAACTATTCGACCCTGTTAGGCAACCCTATGGAGATGCTGTATGCTTCCATTGGTAAGTTTGATGGGACAAGTCAGATTGGAGTCGGAAATGTCTTCTGCAAGCGCTTCCAGTTCAATCAGACGATTCTGGGATCACGAAGTCCCCATGTTACTATGGGCAACGTTCTTTTGATGACGAACCGGGATAACGCTGAAATTAGGAAGTATTTCAATACGACGAACGAAATCGTGTGTGTCAACAGCATTGGTGAAAACATCCTCTTCCGACTGTCTGGTGCAGATTTCGACTCTGATACCATGCTAATGACCGATAACCCTATCCTGATCCGTGCGGCACAGCGGAATTATCACCGCTTCTTGGTGCCCACCAGCTTGGTGGAGGCAAAAAAAATCATCCGCCACTACACCTGCGCTGACCAGTCTGATTTGGACATTAAGACTTCGGTAAACAAGATTGGCGAAATTGTCAACTTATCACAGGAGCTGAACACCAAGCTATGGGATGAGTTGAACGCTGGTAGGAGTTTTGAGGAAGTGGAGGAGCTGTATTGTGAGATCGCCCAGTTGGACGTGCTCTCCAACATCGAAATTGACAAAGCCAAACGGGAGTATGTGGTGGACAGTGTGGCGGAAATCAAACGTCTCCGCAAAAAGCATGAGGATAGGGACGACGATGGCCGACAGATTAAGCCGAACTTTCTCGGAAAGATAGCACGTATGAAAGGTTACTACGATAGTGAACGGAAGAGTTATAAGTTCCACGACACTACCATGGATTACCTGCAGCATAGCTTGAATGTAGTACGGGCACAGCACACAAGACGAGACTTTATCCCTTTTTCTGATCTGCTGGTGCCCAGGGAAGCGTATTTTAGCCACTCGGTTAAGTATCCACAAGTTGACCGTATTCTTGAATTGGTACGGAAAATGCGGGCTGATATCCAATCTATCTGGCATGGGACGGATGATGATTTGGACAACACCGAGAAATCAATTCTGACACGGGATATCCGGCAGCAGTATATGGATTATATCAAGTCCATCAAACTGAGCCGTCATACCGCGTATCGCCTGCTACTGGCGATTGAGGAGCCGTGCAATCGGGATATCTCACGTACTCTTTTCTACTCTCTCTTTTCCATTCCAAATCAGGATTTTTTGGATTTGATTGAGGCCAGTCGCACTCCCATTTCGATACTGGAGGAGGACGAGGACGCTGCCGGTAGCATTGAAATCTACGGTTTCCGCTTTTGCAAGAGGCCGCATATTCCAGCGGTTCTTGAAGGACAATTTTGTTGAAAGTACACAAAAACCAACGAGGAAATTCGTTATTTGGTCGAAAAGTTCTGAACTGACCCAAGCTAACCACCGAGAAATCTCGGTGGTTAGCTTGGGCACTTTTTTGGTGAGTTATGAGGGGAATACCCTCAAATACATTGAAAAGGATGATTTTTCGTGATCCCCATTACCAAAAAAGAGAAGGACAAGTTGGTCAAGTTGTTTCCTCCCAACAAACCACCCCACTACAGGTTCCCGCGTACCATGAAGCAGGACTCCAAGCGGCACCACTATTTCTGCACCGAAGCCGAGGAACTGATGCGGCCCATCGCTGACAGCAACTCCCGTGCGGCAGAGTTGGTGAAGGAGTTTGACCGAATGCGTGCCCTTCGTGAGGCACGGCTGCGGGCGGCGGGAGGAGGATGTTAATGGCTTCCCAAGTGCGGCAGGAGCGCTATAAAAACGCCACAATCGACTGCAAGGACATGACCTTGACCGAGTACGACAAAGATGAAGCGCGTACCTATGATCTGAATGAGATTTTGGCTCGATGGGATGGTGTTGCAAATATCACGCTTTCTATCCAGCGGCGGGAAGAACTGCCGCAATCATAAATGAAGAGGTGAAGACAATCGTGAATCCTAAATACGAACGCAGAGAAGGTGAGGACACTTACGAATATGGTCTTCGCCTTATCGAGATCAAAGTGGAGCAAAAACCGGATGACCTTGATTGGCAGGACATTGTAGAAGCCACTGGGATTGACTGCCATCGTGACAGTCTAAGAAAAGCCGCTTCCGTTACTCCGTATTCGGCTTACGCTGTGGCACAGTTTTTTAAGAAGAAGTTCGCTGCTGAAAATCGGCCTGACCAGGGCGAGTATATGGGAGAGCTGGATCTTAAACTTGCCGAAATCAGGAAGGAGCAGAAGCGCTTCTTCGATCAACGGCGTGAGTTCAATAAAATGGTGGACAAGATCGGAAGGGCTGAGAACCTGGAAGACCGCTTGTTTGAGGCGGCGTCTGCTCTGAACGAGTTTCTTCCGCTGCATATGGATAAGACCGTCACATATCCCTTCGAGAACAACGAGGCTGTGTTGGTGTTTGCTGACTGGCACTATGGCATGGTAACGGACAACATCTGGGAGCATTATGATACTGAAGTGTGCCGCAGGCGTGTGGAATGGTTGGTACGGCGTGCCACCGAGCGTATCCAGTTGCATCGTTGTCGCAAACTTCATGTGGTGCTCCTGGGTGATATGGCTCATGGCGCTATTCATACCAGCGCACGTGTGGCGTCGGAAGAGCTGACGTGCAACCAAATCATGCAGGTGTCAGAAACCATCGCGCAGGCCGTAAGTACCTTGGCTGATACGGTGGAGGAGACGGTAATTCACGCTACTTATGGAAACCATCTGCGCACCGTGCAGAATAAAAACGATAGCATTCACGCTGACAACATGGAGCGGCTGATCCCTTGGTGGTTGGAACAACGCTTGGGCGACCGAGGCGATATTGAGTTTCCCAGGGCAGACTATTATGAGTTCCTGTATTTTGATGTGTGCGGATACAAGGTGTGCGCCACTCATGGCGATCTGGACAGTGTGAAGAACGCCGGTAGGCTGTTCAATACCATTTTTATGAAGAAGTTTGGGACTGGGATCGACTATGCGATTCTGGCCGACAAGCATCATAAAGAGTCGTTTGAAGAGCTGCGAATTGACAGCATGATTGTACAGAGTTTGTGTGGTACAGACGACTATGCTAATGGCAAGCGGCTATACTCCACTCCTGGTCAGTTGATGCTGGTGTTTGTACCGGGCATTGGTGCTGACGCTCGTTACCAGATCAAACTTGAGGTGTAAGGAGTGGTATTGTGCTAAAAAACGATATCGTACTCGCGCTGGCTGAGATGGACTACTACAAAAATCAGTCTGGCACCGTGATTAGCGATGTGTTTCGGGTCATCGCTGAGGCACTGGCGCGAGGTGAAAAGGTAACAATCCGAGGATTTGGGTCGTTTGAAGTCAAGACAAGGAAGGGATGCCTTGTTCGTGACATTCATACTAAGGAGCAGAAACAGCTGGAGGACTATCGTGTTGTGGTCTTCCGGCCTGGTGAAAGCCTGAAAGAGGCTGTACGGGAGGAAGACCCGGAGAAAATTCGCATTTCTGTTCGTGCGGACACGCCCAAAAAAAAGTGAAAAACTTTGTTCGCTGCTATTGACATACAGCTTGAAGTGTGGTATAGTATGACCATAGCAGCGAACAAAATCTCTTACCTTGAAAATTTAATCTCTGAATCATGCTTATTACTAACTCGGTGAACAAAGTGTGTCAGCACTCCGAGGCACATGGTAATTTCGGCTTTTTCTGGCGCTGTCCCATACGGACAGTTTAGTGGCCGGCTATCTGCAATAGTGGGTGGTTGGGTTAAAGGGATACCTTTCAGAAGAAACCGCTGTCCTACAGTGATGTGGGATGGGGAGGTGGAAACTGCCAACAAAAACGTGTGTCGCCAAGAGTTATCGCTTCATAACGCACAGAACTTTCGGGCGCAACAATAGACGCTCCTGTGGAGAATAAGCCTTGCAGTAGCTCGGTGTGGTAGCTGAGAGATACGGAGGTAAAACCAACAATGCGCTCCTGTCTTGATGTCGGAGAAATCCGGCTATAACGAAAGTCGCTGGTGAAAGTAGCCGTAGGACAGAGAGAACAATTCTTTTGAAGAAATTACTGTAAAAAAGTAAGTAAATTCAAAAATTTCTGAACGAACGGTGAAATTTGCGAGTAAGCAATCTCGCGCAGGATATGGTTAGACGCTGGTAGAATACCGGAGTTGAATACTGGGGCAAGAAGTTAGAGGTCGCTCCTCGAAGCTCAGACTTGTCTCCCTGGTGGCGGAACAATGGAGAAAGGTAATGGAGGTAGGGCGAAGGCCCAGTGGTGAGTGTGATTGAGAGATTAAGTTCTCAAAAATATGCAACAAAATCTCTTATTTGGGGCCGTAGCTCAGTTGGGAGAGCGCCTGCCTTGCAAGCAGGGGGTCGGGAGTTCGAGCCTCCCCGGTTCCACCATTACGGGACATAGCTCAGTTGGGAGAGCGCACGACTGATAATCGTGAGGTCGGAGGTTCAACCCCTCCTGTTCCGACCAGTCAGTTCTTTGACAATTTAATATGGGGCCGTTTCAGATTCGACGGGGTTCTGAGAGTACAAGACTCGCAGGTAGATGACCGCCTCAAGGCATACCAAACAATTAAATGACAACACTGAAACTGTCATCATGATCCATCCTGCTTTCGCCACTATGCTGGCGGAGAAGGTCGCGGCCTGAGCGCTGCCTGGATTTCCAAAACGACGCACCAGCTGGATATGGGTAAGCGTCTGAGGTCAAAGAAACATCCAGCCATAGCAGTTTTCCTTGTCACTGTTGAAAGAAACAAGGTGGTGGAGGTGTGCAAACCATTGTACGCCCTGGGTTGATGTTTGACGGTAGCATAGCTCCCGCCGTAAGGCGAACGCTGAGAAACCGTATATTGCGTAAGAAGGTCTTGTTCATGTAGGGATTTCGGACAGGGGTGCAAATCCCCTCGGCTCCACCATACAGAGGATGTGGTGTAATGGTAACACGCCTGCTTTGGGAGCAGGAATAGCGGTTCGAGTCCGACATCTTCTACCATTTGAGACGCTAACAGCAACTTTTCAAAAACAACAATTCTGCTTTCAAATTGTCATTTTAATGCGTCTCGTAGATATTGGCCCGTAGCTCAGATGGCAGAGCACCTGACTGTTAATCAGGATGTCACAGGTTCAATCCCTGTCGGGTCAGCCAGAAGCTCAAAACATGACGGGGAGTTTACAGAGGTAGGTGCCTGCGCCAGCCTTGTTTTTAGAGCCGTCTATATTGCGGGATGGAGGAGCGGTTTCCTTGCCAGCCTCATAAGCTGGAGATCGTGGGTTCAAATCCCACTCCCGCAACCACGCCCGACCTACAAACAGAGAGGGGACTGTAAACCTAATAGGGAATGGAAATGCCTCATGGTGGCGTTGAGGACTTTATGTAAGTTTTGATAAACTGCTGGCGGTGGAAAGACACTACACCCAAGGCTTTGAAGCAAGTTAGGTTTGGGTTGAAGAATAACTGCGGGAGAACCATTACTCCTGAACTGGTGACGCCTCGGAAGATAGCGGGGACGGGCCAAAATTTGGCCCTGTATGTGAGAATAGCTCAACTGGCAGAGCACCGTCCTTCCAAGTCGGATGTTGCGGGTTCAAGTCCCGTTTCTCACTCCATATGGGGATGTGGCGGAATTGGCAGACGCACCGGATTTAGGTTCCGACGCCAACGGCGTGTGGGTTCGACTCCCATCGTCCCTACCATTGGAACGCTAACAGCAATTTTACACATGGAATCAACTTTTAATTGACAACTCAAAAATGCGTTCCGTAATCTAATATGCTGGTGTGTTGGAATGGCAGACGAGGCAGACTCAAAATCTGTTGCCAGAAATGGCGTATGGGTTCAAGTCCCATCACCAGCACCAAATGATACTGTAGCCAAGATTGGTTAAGGCTCTGGGCCGCAACCCCAGGATCGTAGGTTCAAATCCTACCAGTATCTCCATATGCGCCAATAGCTCAGTTGGATAGAGCAAAAGATTTCTAATCTTTGAGTCGTGGGTTCAAGTCCTACTTGGCGTGCCAAATCAAATATTGGGGTGTCGCCAAGTGGTTAAGGCACGGGACTTTGACTCCCGCATCGGTGGTTCAAATCCACTCACCCCAGCCATGGTGCCGACTTGTCACCGCCATACAAGTTGGGTCTGACATCGCCCGTTTAATCAAAGAATGTGTAGCGGCAGCACACAGAAGGTTATGCGTGCTATGCGTTGGTTCTACGGCAATGTGAAAGTAAGTGCTGGCGACGCACCGTAGAGACTATATGCTCCCATCCTCTAACTGGAATAGGAGGCTGGCCTTTCAAGCCGGTAATGCGAGTTCGAGCCTCGCTGGGAGTACCATACTTGGTGCCGTGGACGAATTGGTAGAGTCGCCGCCCTCTCAAGGCGGAGTTTGAGAGTTCAAATCTCTCCGGCATCACCAAAAGAGGAGTAATTATGGCAAGGGGATCTGCTGATAACAAACTGAAAATCGTGAGAAAATTTCCTTCTTCTGAGAATGGGCCTGGGGTTCACTGTATTACGACAACCGGACAGGAATATTTCATAACACAATGTCTGGAAAGGACGCGGTTTACTTTATGGCGCAAGGTCGAAGACGGATATGAGCAGATTAGTACAGCGAAGTCTCCCTTGGATTTAGATGATAAAATACCTTGGGATAAGTAAAATGGCCTCGTAGCTCAATCGGGAGAGCGCCAGCCTGTCACGCTGGAGGTAGCGGGATCGAAACCCGCCGAGGTCGCCATATAGGGGTCTGGTGTAATGGTAGCATGATAGTCTCCAAAACTATTGGTGAGAGTTCAAGTCTTTCGGCCCCTGCCATACGCTGACGTAGCTTCAATGGTAGAGCAACTGCCTTGTAAGCAGAAGGTTCTGGGTTCGAGTCCCTGTGTCAGCTCCATTTGCGGGTGTAGCTCAGTTGGTAGAGCAGCTGGCTTTTAACCAGTTGGCCGGGGGTTCGAGTCCCTTTAGGCGCACCACGAAATATCATGATGATTAAGAAAACCTCGGAGTCTTCGGACTGCCGAGGTTTTGCCGTATTATGAGAGAGGAGGTCGCAGCATGGCGGCAAAACGGCAACTAAAAAAGCCTACTACCCCCAAGGTGAACAAAGATGCGAAACCTGCTGGAGCAAAACCGCGCACCGTCAGCGATGAAGTGTATCGCTGCCCACGCTGCGGCCACAAGTACGCAAAACAGGACGGCAATTTTAACGTATCCAAATCTCCCTTGTTTGCAGGCAATAATGGGTATGTGGTCTATTGTAAAAAATGTGTTTCTGAGATGTTTGATGAGAATGTAGCACTCTTTGACAAGGACGAAGATACTGCTATGGAGCGTGTCTGCCAGATCATCGACCTTTGCGTAGATGATACGGCGTGGGCTGCGGCACGGAAGATCAGCGCCAATCGGAGTCGTATGAGCGGTTATATATCTAAGCTGAACCTCGATCAGAGCAGTAAGGACGCTACCTATACCGATACCATCATCAGGCGGAGTGAGGCTGCGGTGGAGAACGCGGCGACGTTGCAGGATGTGGAGCAAAACGAAGATAACAAGAACTTTATGGAAGCGGTGCGGCGTTTCGGTCTGGGGTTTAACGAAGGTGATTATGACACTCTCCAAAGCGAATACAACAGTTGGGTAGAGCGGTGTGGTGTTCCTATCGACAAGCGACAGGATGAGCTGTATGTGTCTATCTGCTATTTGAAGCTGAATTTGCAAAACAGTGTCAGAACTAACTCAACAGGTGTTGGTACTCTTGCCAATTCCTATAAGGCGTTTATCGAGGCCGCAACCACTGAGATCGAGGAGCGGAAAAGAAAAGCCGAGGCGGATATGCAACTCAGTCCTTTGGGTGAGATGATCCGTGATATTGAGGAGTATTGCCCGGCAGACTTCTACAAGGATAAGACGCTGTATGCGGACTTTGACCATTTGAAGGAATACATCTCCCGATTCATGGCACGTCCTCTGCGTAATCTGTTGACGGGTTCCAAAGAGATGGACAAGGAGTTCAACCTGTCGGAGACGGAGGAATAAGCTATGGATTATGAAAAGATCATGGACGAACGGCAAAAGCACGTACATGAGAACTTTTCGTCCACACAATACCTGGGCAGTAAAACCCGTGTGCGAAAACTGATGGATTGGATCACCTTTTGGCGAAGAAATCCCAGTCGGTTTGTGCAGTATTATTTCGGAATTATTCTGCACCTTTACCAGCACATTATTCTGTATCTCATGGACATCTACCCCAGCATTTGCATAGTGGCTGCTCGTAGCGCCGCGAAATCGTTTATCATTGCAATTTACGCCTGTAAAGAGGCAATCTTGCGACCTGGGGCCAAAATTGTGGTGGCGTCGGCCACCAAAAAGCAGGCACGGCTAATTGTGTCTGAGAAGATCATGAAGGAGATTTACCCCAATGCTCCGCTTTTGCAGCAGGAGATTTTGAAGGTAAGAGACAGCCAAAACGAGATTGAGGTTGTGTTCCGTAACGGCAGTTCCATCGTTGTGGTGCCAGCTAACGATAACGCACGTGGTTATCGTGCTACCGTTATGATCTACGAAGAGTTCCGCATGATTTTGAAGAACATCGTTGATACCGTTCTTTCTCCATTTCTGTATGTGAGGCAGGTTCCTTTTATTTTGAAACACGAGGAGTATAGCTTCTTGGCTGAGGAACCTAAGTCCATCTACATTAGCTCCGCATGGTATAAGAGCCATTGGATGTGGGATCACATGAAGAAGATTGTCAACGGAATGCTTCAAAAGGACTCCTCTGTACTGATTGCTATGGATTACAGTATCTCACTGAAACACAACATCAAGCCGAGATCGTTCCTGATCAAGGAGCGGAATACACTGGATGCCATGGCTTGGGCTATCGAGTACGAAAATCAGATGGTGGCTGAGAATGCTCATGCTTACTTCACCTACGATATGCTGAATAAGAATCGGGTGCTGAAACGTCCATTTTATCCAAGACGGGACGATGATGCGCTTGCTCGGAGTAAAAACAAGTATGCCATTCCTCGGCAAAAGGGTGAAATTCGTATTGTCGCCTGCGATATTGCGCCAGAGGGCGGTGACGGCAACGACAACTCCATCTTTTCCTGTATCCGGGCGCTTCCTGAAAGTGTGGAGTATAAAACTTCGGATGTTAATGGTGAGCATCTTGAAGTTAAGCAGGGCTATCGTCGGCAGGTCGTTTATATCGAGCCTCAAACGGAGTATGAGACGACCAAGCAGGCCATTCGGATCAAGCAGCTCTTTACAGATTTCGATGCTGATTACTGTGTTCTGGATACACGGAATGCCGGTGTGTCAGTATTCGATGCTTTGGCAAAGGTACTCTACGATGTAGAACGCAACGTGGAGTATGAGCCATGGACGTGTATCAATGATGATAGGCTGAAAGAGCGTATCGTCATTGCTGGGCAGAAGGAGGTTGTTTTCTCCATCAAAGCCCAGCTGGAAACCAACAGCAAAATTGCGGTGTGCATGAAGAACACACTCAACCGAAAGATGATTGAGCTGATGGTTAGCAATCAAGAAGGTGTGGAGGAGCTACAGCGATTGGTGCCTGAGTATGCAACAGCCGATGTAGACACACAGCTTTTTTATGAACGTCCTTTCCTGGAAACTGTGGCGTTGATCAACGAGATGATCAATTTGGAGTACACTGTGCAAAACCAAACTGGTCTTATCAAGATTGAGGAACGGAATGGAGCGCGGAAAGACCGCTATACCTCAGTGTCCTACGGCAACTATTTTATTGAGCTTTTGGAACAGGATCTATTTTCCGATAGCTCAGAATATGAGTATGTCCCGCTCTACAATTAAGGAGGTGGTATGAATGGCGGGTGAATCAAGATTTCGCTCCTGGCTCTCCAGGCTGACCCAAAGTTCAGCCAGCCAGAATGAGGTCGTGGAGCAGAATGTGAACAGCCCCACGGCAGATGGTGTGCTGAACGAGTTCAACACACAGTTGGGTGCGGCATATCTCAATTTGCTTGGTCAAACAGGTAGAGGCCCCGCCCCCTATTCTGTGGAGCAGGTAATGAAAATGGCGCGTGAGCCTATGCAGCATATTCAGGAATTGCGCCGCTGGTCGCGCTGGGCGTACTATGCTAACGGTACAGTGACGACTGCTATTGATATGTCGGTGAGTTTGCATTCTTTGGATTACATTGTCGTAGCTCGTCCCAAAAAGGCAGGCCAGTCACGTAAGAGCTACCGCCAAAGCCTGGACAAGATGCACAGTGTCCTTCGGGCCATGCGGTATAAGGAGGTTATTCGTGACGCGCTGTTCCATAATGCCAACGAGGGAATGTATGTGGGCTATATGGAGACACGTACTGTTCCGGTAGATCGCAGAATGGCGTTGACTGATTTTGATATTATGAATATTTCCGAAATCAACTCAGCCGGTGTGAATACTACTGTGATCCCTCTGCCCATTGACTATGTGCGAATTATTGGCCGCAGGAATAACTGCTACGAGGTAGCGTTTGACCTGCGGTATTTTAATGGGATGCCGGAGGATGAGCGTAAGCGCAAGCTACAGGGCCTTCCCAAGCAGATCCAGGAAGGATGGGAGAAGTACAGCAACGGGGAGTTCCCCAACAATGCGTGTTGGCTGCGTCTGGATTGGCGCAAGACCATTGTGACCAAGATCAAAAGTAAGCAGAGCGATCCGTATGGGGTGCCATTTGCGGTGGCCGCATTGGATGATATCGACTATGCCAATTACTTTGTCAATACCAAGCGGAGTGTGTTGGATAAGGTAAACAACCAGATTTACTATGAGACTTTTCCAGAGGGCAAGGAAAAGGGAAAATCTGCGCTGACAGAAAAGCAGCAGGAGTTCCAGCACAACACAGTGAGGGATGCGCTTACTCAGCGCCGCAATTCCAGCGGCATCTCATTCTTCTCTTTGGCGGCAGGCACCAATATGGACTCTCTGCCGGTGAACATTGACCTTCTGGATGAGGAAAACGAAAACGCTATCAAAGAGGATGTGAATGAAGATTTGGGCGTTGCAGCCGCTGCACTCTCTGGTAGCTCTACGGGCAACTATGCTACTGCCACGCTAAATATTGAGATCGTGTCAAACAATGTATTTACATGGATTGAGGCGATTGTGGAAGAGCTGAATAAGTGCTTGAACTACAACGTAATCCGGGACGGAAGCTATCGCATTGAGTTCCGGGTGCTCCCCATTACCTTTGTCAACCGGGACAAGCAGGTTAAGTTCTTCTCTGATCTGTATTCACGTGGTAAGGGTAGTTTGATGGCGTGGATCGCTTCTACTGGTATCAATGCTGATGATTACCTGTCGCTCATGGACTACGAGCTGGATGAAGACTTTGAAAACAAGTACCCTGTCCACAAGACTTCCTTTACGGTCACGGGCAAAGATGCACCTGATCATGATGTGGATGGAAGCGACGGTGGGGCCAGTGCCCCGCTCAATGCCAGCACAGAGTCAACGGCGGCGAATAATGGTAACGCCAGTCCGTCTCCCTCAGACACGTAGGAGGTGAAAGATTATGGGTGAACGGATTTATGCCCCGATCTTTGAAATCTCCAGTGAGAGCAAAATTGCGGGCAGACGACCTATCAAGGTAATCCTACATGAGATTTTCCCTGACGATACGACATGGCAGACAAACGGGATTTCATGGGATGAAAGATATGTTCTGAGCAATCTACATTCTGTGAGCGGAATGTCAATCGTGGTTGAGTTTTTGACTGAAGATCGAGATATTCCCTATGCACATGGAATGACAGAAATTCGGAGCACTGACAATCTGCCTCTGTTTGAGGATGCCACGATGGTAGGGCATTTTGACAGAGCATATGTGGATGATGTTGAAATCGAAGGTGTGAAAAAGCGTGTACTGATCGCTGAGGGCACACTGGATGAGATGCGTTATCCGAAGTTTGTTGCTTGGCTGAGAGAACACATGGAGAAGGGCGTTGTAAAAGGCTCTGTCGAAATTGTGGGTAAGGCCGAGCATGATGGACGCATTATTTACTCCGGCGGTTGGAAGGAGCAGGGGCGTGTGCCGCAAATCTATGATTACAGCGGATATGCGATCCTGAGCGTTACACCGGCTGATGAGGCCGCCATCGTAATGGAGTTAAATAATAAAATGGGACAAAAGGAGGATAGTGACATGGATGAGAGGATGAAGAACGATCTGATGGCGGTCATTTCTGGCGCTATGACTGAGACTAATGCCAAGTGGGATCAGTATTGGGCGCAGGTGAACGCTAAGGAGGCTGAGATCAGCCAGCTCCAGGCCGACATCAAGGCAAAGGAAGCCGAGATTGCACAGCTTCGGGCTGACTATGAGAAGGAAAACGCCGCACGCATTCTGGCTGAAGAGGGATTGACTGAGGCAAACTCTGCGAAGGAAGCTGCCGAGGCAAGCCTGGCCGAAGCGAATGCCAAGATTGCCCAGCTGGAGGGCGAGAGTGCCAAGGCAGAGCTGAATGCTGCTCTGGCTCCCTATTCTGAGGAGCAGCGGGCGGTCGCCAAGGATGAGATCGAGGCTTTCAATGCCGACCCCGGCAGTGTGGAGATCAACACCATCGTGGGCAAAATCTGCACCGAGATGGTGCGTGTTTCCCGTGAGGCACATACCGCAGAAGTCAACGCCGCAAGTAAGATTGACGTGTTTGGAATGACTGAGGGCACGCCAGCTGCGGCTCCCGACGACAGTGATGTCGATGTATTCTAAGAAGGAGTGAAGAGAAATGAAGCCGAAGACTATTGGTTACTACAAGAATGTTCAGAACGTTGGCACCTGCAAGGCCACTGCTGAACTGAAGCTCGGTATGGGCGTTATCCTGGATCGCGCTGCCAAGACTGCAAGTCTGCCTGCTTCCGATGCAGAGGCTAAGGCTTGCCACCGGATCGTGACCAACATCAACGACAAGCCTGAAATGCACAACTATTCCGAAACGGTTGTGGTTGCTAAGGGCGATTATGTTCGTGCTGACGACCTGACCAGCGTGGCAAACATGGAAATGGAGTTTGCCCACTACGAAATCAAGGATGGCGACTACGACGGCCTCGCCAAGGGAGACAAGCTGGTGTTTGGCACCGATGGCCTTATCGCCAAGACTGCCGATGCCACTGGCTACAAGGTCTATTTCGAGTTTGTGGAGAAGACCGCCTACATGGGCAAGGGTGCTCTGCTTGTGATCCGTGTGCAGTAAAACCAAATACAAATCCAACGGGCACCCCACCAAACGGTGGGGTGTTTTTGCGTGAATGAAAAGGAGTGAAAAAGATGAATACCGTTTTTGAAATCAACATGGCAAACGCCCGTGCTGATGTGAACACTGGCCGCGTGAAGCCAACCTCTCCTGTTGTTGAGGTGTTCTCCGCATTGGTTGCCGGCAAGGAACCCAATGTGGACGCCAAGACGAAGGATAAGGCGGTCAAGACCTTGGCGGAGCTTTCTTCCAAGGCTATCGAGGGTGATTTCACCGCTCAGAGTGAGATCAACGCCATCATTCGTTTCTCCATCGAGCCGAAGCTGCTTGAGATGGTGCGGCTGTATGACTTCATGGGCACCTATCACCGCATCGGCTATCATGAGGCTCCCTTCATGAAGACCTACAAGTATGAGAGCGTGGATTCCCACTTCCAGGCATCCAGCTCCGACGTGCCGTTTGCTGCTTACGCATGGCGTGAGTACCCCATCGGCACTCAGACCATTTCTGCTGGTTTCGCCGTGGATTACCGCGAGATTCAGAGTGGCAACTTTGACGGCACTGTCGCTGAGGGCATGAACCAGGTGCTGACCGATATGCACAACAAGTCCGCCTACTATGTGATGATGGTGCTGTACAACGCGCTCAAGAACGCCAAGGGCGTGAAGCACTTTGCCGAGTCCAGCGGCATCACCAAGACCGGCGTTGACAATATGCTCAAGTCCATGCGTCGGTACGGTAAGGTCAACATCGCTGGTGATTACAGCGTGATTTCTCAGTTCAACGATTTCGTTGGCTTCAAAGAGGTCGGCGGCAACAACTTCCGCTTCGGCGCTGATGCGGTTGCTGAGGAAATTCGGCAGAACGGCCTGGTCAAGTATTACAATGGCTCTTTCCTAACCGAGCTGCCCAACGCCATCAACTGGACGAAGCTGAACAAGGATGGCACCGACTATGACCTGTATATGCCCCAGGGTCTGCTGTTCTTCCTGCCTCAGCGTTCGGTTTCCCCGCTGCAGGTGTTCCTGCGCGGTGGTCTGACCACCATGACAGGTGACGACATTGTGACCCGTCAGCATCTGACCCGCTTCGACATGGAGCTGGGTGCTGGCGTTGCCGAGGGCATGGAGGATCAGATCGGTCTGATCAGCGACACCAACTTTGATCTGCCCGACGCCGGCTAATTAGTGGCGTCTATCAGAAAGATGCACCAACAGGGAGGGGCTTCATAGCCCCTCCCTGATTTTCAAAACGAGGAGAAATCAAAATGGCAACGAATAATGTTTTGGTAAACAACCTGTGTTCCTGGCCCCTCTCTTTCTGGCGTAAGGCTGGGCAGGGGGACATTGAGATCCCCGCAAATGCAAGGAATTATCCTCTGCTGTCCTACGAGGAGGTTCTGGCGCAGATTCAGACAGGCAACGTGATGTTCGTCGGCATTGATGGTATGGGTGGTCATGCCCGCATCCAGATTGTGAATGAGGAGCAGCGGAAACAGCTCTTTGGGCTGGATGGTGTGGACGTTCCCGATCCCTCCGTGCTGAATGTGGAGTCGGTCAAGGCACTGCTGGCAATCAAGACTAAGGGCAAATTCCATGAGCAGCTGGAAAGCATGGTCAAAACCAACGCTGAAAAGAAGATGCTGGTGGAGCTGGCATTTGAGGCGGGTGCTGATGAGGCCGAGTCCTGGAAGGTGGATGCCCTGCGCAAGCTGGCGGAGACTGCCGGCCTGTAAATCCATGATGGGAGGTATGGAGCATGGCAAAAAACACAACCTTTGCGGACGTTGAGAGGAAATTCCACTCCATGCCCCAAACCAAGTTCGACATCCCGGAAGGGCTGGAGGCTGAATGGCTTTCAACAGCCGTGGCAGATTACGAGCTAAATTTGGGCTGTGATCTGGACTACGACGAAGACACGCGGGAATTTGGCGGTAAGCTGAATAATACCGCAATCCGCACTCTGGCGCAAATGATGTATGTGTCCTATCTGCAACGGGAGCTTGACCGCGTATCAAAGCTGAATGGCTTTTACGGGAAAGATGTGCAGTTTACAGGACAGGACGGAACTAAGCGTGTTACCGCTCAAATGGTAGAGGAACAGGTTTCCCTTGTGGAAACGCTGTTGCATCGACAAAAGACTGCTGCGTATGGATAGGGGGTGCTGTTATGTCCGAGGAGTCTAAGAGCTGGTATCGGATGTCGCGCCCCCTCTTCAACAGTGGTATGGAGGATGACGAGTTCTGGGCATATGGTCAGGACGGGTTTCAAGAACAGCTCAACTCTATACTTGGCTGTGACGTGTTGATTTATGACAAGGCTGTATACAAACAGCCCCAGCGTGTCAGGGCAATCGTCCAGCAAAAGATCAGCGACGTTTACAACAGTTCGATGGTCAGACAGATCCTTTGTAACATCGGTATCCTCCACTGTGGGCAGTATGTGCAGTATAACAATACCCTTTGGATGGTGAGTGGATATCCAGACAATAACCGGATCTATGAAAAGGCAGTTCTGTGGAAGTGTAAGCATACAATCCGCTTTATTTCTCCATTGACCGGGAAAATCGTGGAATACCCTGTGTATAGCACCAACAGCACCCAGTATGGTACGGGTGTCTCTGAAAAGACAAACGTAGATGTGGGTGCCGACCAACATCTGGTGTATATCCCCTATAACGAGGAGACGGTTTTGCTGGATGATGATTTTCGGTTCATCATGGACAAAAATCATGCCCAACCAACAGTATACCGTATTACTCGTGTCGATACTGTTTCCCAAGCCGTAGGTGAGGAACAGTTTGACGACGGATTGATCCAGTGGGCAGTGTTGGAGGACAGATTCAATGACGCAACTGACAGCCGTGAGGAGTTGATTGCCGACTTCTTTTCTGTCGCACCGGGCGAGAGCGAGAAAACGCCTGGTGCAGGAGGTACATTGACACTGACACCACTTGACGGTGATCTTACCATTGCGGTGGGAGACACCAAGCAGATTAGGGTGGGATGTGTGCTTCCTGATGGAACAGAGGCGGTGGAGTTCGCTTACGATCTGGACTATGACCTATCGAATGGCGCTGCCAAGGTCGTCTCAGAGAGCGATAACATCATTACGCTACAGGCAAATGACAATGTGGCTCTGGTGGGACTACCGCTCACAATCCGTGCCTATGATGATACCATGGGCAGTGAAGCCAAAATCAAAATCAATATCGTAAACTGGTAAAGGAGGTGGGTGCGTTGCCGCACTTTGACGCTATGATTCAGCAGAAGCTCCTTTTGAGGCGTAAACTGCTACAAAATCAGGCAGTAGTCAATCTGTTGTGCAATACGGGCAACAACGTGGCAGAATTTGAGAACGTGCGGACGGGAAGCAAAAGCCCAGCGGCGGCGTTTATCAAAACCCACTTTTATGTCCCCGACGTACAGCAGGTGGACAAAAACTTCATTACGATGCGTAGTCGAGTGGTATATGCCGACTCGAATGTGGTGAAGGAGACGGGAATCATCGTCTATGTCATCTGTAACGAGCACCAAATTGATTTGCTGCAAGGTTCCAGAGCTGACCTGTTAGCAGATGAGGTGGATCGTATTTTGAATAACGGGGATAGCCCTCTGTTTGGCCTGGGTGGTATTACCATCAAGACAGCAGAAGAGGTACAGTTCAACGATGGATTTTCCGGGTGGCAGATCCCGTATGTCACACATGAAATGAACCGAAGGGCTGATCTCATTGATTGATACTCTGAAAGCATATCGTCGGAGAGACTATGTGCTCAATTCCAAAATCACCATCCGTAACCCTTCTCTGGGTGAGATTGAGGATTACGGAGAGCAGAGGTATTTCAGCCTTGTGAAGACTGTTTGTGCAACGCCAGCAGACCGCAAGGTGGATATCTGGGACTCCCTTCATATCTATTGGGATAAGATGGATGAGTACAAGCTGTTCACTGTCACTTTTCGGACACTTCAAGAGCAGGATATGTCCATTTTGTTTGGTGATATGGACTTCGCATCATTCAAGACCTTCGTAAGGCCAGATATGCCTGACGCTACTATACGCAATAGCGATGGTGTTGTCATTGACCGGGCTATTCACAAGCTGATGACGGACTATCTAAGGACGATACATCGCTTCCACAAAAATGTGGATGTGGGCTTTGACGATAGAACGAAGGACATCATGATCGAAGACGACAGGGACGAAATGGCACTGGCGAGAGTGCAACCGTTTCGGTCTATTCTTCAACCTTTGATCTCCTCGCTGACCAACTGCCCAGAGTTCAAGTACCGCTGGGATAATGTATGGGATATTCCCATTGGCGTGTTTATGGATAGCGTCGTCCGTGTACAGAAGCATAAGAGCTTCGATTACGTGATGCACGGTGTATACAGCGGGAATGTGGACTTTAAGAAGCTCGATAAGAAGGAGCTTCAGTGGATGGGAGAATTGAAATAAGGTTCCCTGCCTGTCCCTTTTGGGATGGGTATTTTTTATGCTCATTTGTCCATTGGGACTGATGGCAGACACAACCTATCAACGTTTTGCAGAAAGGAAGATGAAAACCATGTTTAACGCAACTCAGTATATCATTGACAAGGTGCGTCGGATCACCCAGATCAATCTGGCGACTGGCCTGGTGGACTTCACCGGCACCAGTGTGGCAAGCCCCCAGATCGAGTTCACCGGCGAGTCCACTGATAAGACCGACGCCCAGGGCATTCTGCTTGCCCGTTTCGACACCGCGAAGGGTGTTACCTTCTCTGGTGAGCTGTCCCTGCTCAACCTGAGCCTGATGGCTGCGCAGCTCGGCTCCGAGGTGCAGGTTGCCAGCGAGAGCAAAAAGGTCACTGGCGCTGACTTTACCGTGCTTACTGTCGTGGACGACGGCACCAACAAGACTGTCACGCTGAAGCACGAGCCGAAGACTGTTCCTGCCGCTGTGTACACCCTGAGCGAGGATAAAAATATCAACGGCACCATCGAAATTGGCACCGAAGAGGGGAACGCCAAGATTGATGGTAAGGTCATCACCTTGCCCGCCTCTTTCACTGGCACTATGGTCGGCGTGTACTACGAGTTCGAGACGACCTCTGCCGTCAAGCTGGTGGACAGCGCCGAGAGCTTTGCCGAGGCTGCTATGTATATCGTGGACGTTCTGGCCGCTGATGTGTGCAACCCGTCCATCAAGCGGGCCGGCAAGCTGGTCTTCCCCAAGGCCAAGATCGACAACAACTTCACGGTGAACCTGACCACCGAGGGCACCCATCCCTTCTCTTTCACCGCGCTGAAGGACTACTGCGCCGACGACGCCGATCTGTGCTACATCCTCTTCGAGGAGTAAGGTGGTGCCGTCATGGTTCGGAAGTGCAAGGTGTGCGGCGAGTCGTATAAAACCTGCTACTCCTGTGAGAAAGAGCGGAGTTGGCGGGTTCACACTGACACGTCTGGGCACTACTACATCTGGACTGTGTTGATGAGCTACCAGTCCACCCGCGATGCAATGGCAGCGTATCAAGCGCTCGTGAAACGTGGTGTGGACTTCCAGCATACGGAAGGATTTTTGCCGGGAGTGCGTCAGCTTCTGGTAGAGATTTATGCTTTGGCGCGTCCTAAGAAACGGAGGGATGCGCCTATTTTCCACAAGAGTGGTGAGGAAGCACAGCCCATGGTGGATGAGACAAAGGATGAAGAGTAACGAAAAAGGAGGGCTTTCGCCCTCCTTTTTTCGATTTCGGAGGTGAGAATATTGAACATCCTGGCCGTTGATCAGGCCAGACACGGTGCTTGGGCTGTCTTTGACTATGAGAGAAAAGTTCCGGTGGACTACGGGACATGGGGTTTTGAGAGTAAGGACTATACATTTGAACAAGCCATTTTGTGCATTGAGGCGTTGATTGACGAGGTGATACGAACGCACGAGGTTAGTGCCATCTTTTTTGAGGATATCCAGCTACGAAGGAATGTCCAATCGTTCAAGAAACTGGCACAGCTGCAGGGCGTACTTGTTAATCTCTGTGAGAAGAACAATTACTTATACGGTCTTGTAGCACCAACTCAATGGCAGAATTTTTGCAAAGCGAGGGGCAGAACATCTAAGGAGATCAAGGGGAAGGTAACGGAGGCACCGTCTACCACCAAGAAAACCTCTAAGGTGTTGTCGCTTCAATTTGTGAAGGACAAGTTTGAGATTGAGACTGAAAACGACAATCTTTCTGATGCACTGTGCATCGGGTGTTATGTCGTAAGCAATCTGAAAATTCAAGAAGGAGAAAAGTCATGATGACCGACAAAAAGAAGATTGGTTTGGAGTTTGAGGATGATTTCGATGATGTGAGCGATCTGTTGGAAGATGCTCTTCCCAATCCCACTCTACTGGAATACTATCGCCGGTTGAAAAAGCGGGAGATTCTTTGGAATGACGAAATCGACGACACCACCATTGATATCGCATTGTACATCAAGAAGTGGAATGAGGAGGACAAGGGCATCCCCGCAGAGCAGCGCAATCCCATTAAAATCTTCATCAATTCTGACGGCGGCAGTGTGGATACGGTGCTTCACATCATTGATATGATCTGCCTCTCCAAGACGCCGGTGTACACCATCGGTATGGGACGGGTTTACAGTGCTGGTGGGTTGCTTCTCATGGCTGGACATAAACGGTACATCTTCCAGCATACCAGCTGTTTGATCCATGATGGATCTTCCGGTGCTATCGGTAGCATTGGGAAGATGCTGGATAACTTGGAATTTACCAAGGAGCTGGAGAAGCGGATGAAGCAGTACATTTTGTCCAGCACCCGCATTTCCGAGGAGCAGTACGACCAGAACTACCGCCGCGATTGGTTCATGTTTAGCGAAGAAATGATCGAGCTGGGCATCGCTGACGAGATCGTGGCTGACATTGACACCATTCTTTGATACGAGGAGTGAAGAGATATGGCAAAGAAAAATACAAGCACGGAAGTATACGACGTTCCTCAGACACTGACCGATCACCCTTTTTACGGATTGCGGCTGGACGATCTGCAAAAGACTTTCCGGGATGCTATCTGGGACAAGGATAAGCTAATCGTGTTCTGCAATGCCAAGGCTGGCACTGGCAAGACGCTGATTGCTACGGCAACAGCAAATCTTCTGTGTCAGTATGGGCGCTGTGGTGGGATCGTGTACATCGCCTCCCCCACCCAAGAGCAAAAGCAGGGCTTCCTAAAGGGAACGCTTGAGGAAAAATCCGAGCCGTATTTTGAGCCATTTTACCAGGCGCTGGATAAGATCGGCGTCAATCGGAATACCGCCTTTTATGACGGGGCGACAAACGAAAAGTACCAGACCGCCTATATCCGCTGTATGACCCACACCTTCCTGCGGGGCACTAACTTTGAAAACAAGGTTGTGATTATCGACGAGGCACAGAACTACTACTTTGATGAGTTGAAGAAAGTGCTCACCCGTCTGCATGACAGCAGCAAGGTTATTGTCATCGGGCACGATGGACAGAACGATTTGATTGACCACCCGGAGCGCTCCGGTTTTGTGCCCTATATGAAGTGGTTTGACGGTGATGAGCGTACTGCCGTTTGCCACCTTGAAAAGAACTATCGCGGCTGGATCAGTCAGCACGCGGATGACCTCAGTTATGGCTGGGCCATAAAAACAATTTGATTTGGAGGATCAGACGATGAAGAAAATCGCTGTGGATACCATGAGAACTTTTCTGAAAGAGCACAAGGCGGAGAACATCACAAAGCTGAGTGTTCCAGTGGGCGACAGCTCTTTTGAGCTGGAGATCAAAACCCATCTGACGGTGACAGAGAAAAGCACATTTATTAGCCGGGTACTCTCTGGCTGTTTTGACGTTATGGGGAATTTCCGCCCAGAGTATGTCTCCCCCATGATGCGGGCGACCATTCTCCAGATGTGTACCAATCTGCCGGTGTTGGTGGAGAAGGGTGTGAAGACCGAAAACGGAGAGAGCGCCATGGACATGGAGGCCATGGACGCGCTGTATATGGCGCTGGATCTTGACAATTTGCAAGACGCCAGCTACCAGCAGATGATGGGTGAGATTGTTCATCTGTGTGGTCAGGCTATTGACTGGAAGCGCGGCCATATGATCGCTGAGATCTCCGCTCCTATGGCTGAGGGTATCAATGCCGTTGGCTATGCCGCTGATGCCGTGCGCTCTTTGATTGAGGAGCTGGCGAAGCGAGTGAAGGACATGAATATGACTGAGCTGCTGGAACACGCGGGTCAGCTCTCCGAGGTGACGAAAGGGATGGCGCAGGGCGATCTTGCTCAGGCGCTCATCCAGCTACACGAGGCCAACAAGGACAAGTAAACGATAGGAGGTGGCGGCATGGCATTGTCCATTCGGGAAGCCCTGGCAAGGGTAAAAGCAAACCCCAGTTTGATGCAGAAAATTGACAACGCCATGACTAATGAGGTTTTCAAAGAAGTTCAGGAGGAGGAAGCCGCCACCATCTATGAAGTTGTGTACAAGGTGTATAAGCCCAAAATGTACCGCAGGCGTGGGGAGTATGGCGGTATGGCCGACCCGTACAACATTGAGATCAAAGGCGGGTCGGCCCAGGGCGGCATCATGGTAGTGGTCAATATGACAGAGCCTAACCCTGGCGGATGCGTGAACAACGACGCAGTTACGACTGGGAAGAATCTCCCTGAGCTTGTGGAGTATGGCGACGGTTATAAATTCTATCGCTACGATTTCCCCAGTGGCGGGCGATTTATGTACGCCCGGCCTTTTACTGCAAAAACCATTGAGCATTTGAAGGAAAGTAAGGCGCACATCGCCGCTATGAGGGCGGGACTGAGGCGTCAGGGCATCAAAGTAAAATAAAAGGTGGTGAGAACTGTGGATGAAGATCTGAAAATTGTACTTGCAGCAGAGCTTGAAGCTGATGAAAGTGCGTCAGCACAACGAATTGCTGCACAACTACCCAATATTGCGAAGTTGATCAACGATAGGAGCACAATCAAAGTCGGCGTCTCCTTGGATGTGGCAAATGTTCAGTCGCAGATGCGTACTATCACATCTCAACTCCAACGTGCGGCTGGCACTTCCAAATTCCAAATGAACTTCCAGGTGGGCACAGAAGCGGTTGACCGGATGGTAGAACGTCTGCGTGGACTGCGTGTGCCAGATGACACCATTCGAGACTTCGTAAGGAATATCAACGATGCAAATACGGCGGTCAGGAGTATTCAGACATCTTTTGATGATGTTCGCAACACGGTTACTGCCACCATCTCTGGAATCAACAAGGAGGGTGAGCTGATCACCCAAATTCAGAGTGCGCATATCGTTGACAATGAGCAGGGTGAGCGGGTCGCAGAATTGACTCGTAACACCGTTACTCTTGCCAAGAACTATGAGCAGCTTACCCGACAGGCCGAGGCATTGGACGCCAAACAGAGGGCGGCAGCTGACTCGAACACCGCTTATTTCCAGAAGTGGGGTGCGGCCATCAAAGAGATTACGGCAGGCTATATGTCTGTCGGGCTTGGTCAAGAGCAACTGGACGCTTTGAACAAGAAGATGGCCGAGGTTGTCAGCGCCACCAGTGGAATGACAGCCGAGGGTGAAAAGTTCAGTAAAACGCAGGTAACAAATGTCGAGCTGGCGATTAAGAGCTATCGGGACATGGCGGACGCGGCAATCAAATCCGCTAATCAGCAAAAGTCCGCAGATGAGAACCGATTGACCTACATCAACAAAACCCAAATCGCCCTGGATAAACTGGTGGCATCTTTCAAAGGGGAGTCATCCTCTAAGCCCCTGGTGGACGCTGGGCATTTGTCTGAGGTTGAACAGAAGGTTACGGAAATCACTCAAACGCTGGAGGCATTGCGTACTGCCACAGGTGAGGTAGGTACAGAGCAGCAGAACCAGACTGCTAAGGCACTGGCTGAGTTGGACGCCCTCATCACCAAGTACCGCAATCTGGAATATGTTGCCACTACCTTGCGGACGAAAACTGCCGTGCAGATCAATACGGAACAGATTGAGAAGCTGAATGAATTTGAGAACAGCTTGAAGTCTGCAGGTATTCTGACAACGAGTTTCCAGCAGCAAATCGAGGCGCTGCGGGGCAATCTGGCGAATGCCTTTGACCGGGAAAGCCTTACGGCGTATCTGAATAGCTTCGACAAATTGAAAAGCAGCGTATCTACCTTCCAGCAGCAAGTTAAATCGCTGGACGGTATTTTTTCGCAAATTATCGGGGTAGAGAAGCAAATCACAGCCCTGGAAGCCTCCATGATGAAGTTAGACCCGGAAAAGGATCAAAACAAGCTGGTGGCTTTGCGTGGTGAGCTTGCCATCTTGAACCAGCAGAAAGCCTCTCTGGAAGCACAGCTGATTCCCTATTCCGAAATCGTACAGTATTCGTCTCAGGCAAAGGCGTTGGAGGAGAGCCGTCTAATGAACGGCTCCCGGTTGGTCTATACCCAGATGGAGCTGGCGGATAAGGCACGGGAGTATGACGTTGCAATGCGTCAGGTGCCGGCAACGATTGCTGACTTGCAAACGAAATTCTCTCAGCTGGTCAATCCCACTGAGTCGCTGAAAGAGAATATGCGCCAGCTCCGGGAAACTGCGGCCCAGTACAATTCTGATATGGGCGACCGTGAGAAGGTGCAGACCTATGAGCGTCTTTCGGGTTTGATTCGGGATTGCCATAGGGAAATGTCTGAACTGACACGAGCGCAAGGCGGCACCCTCAATGATTTCAAGTTCACTCAGAGTTTGGAAAAGGCCAAGGCGGATCTTGCCACGGTTGCTCGGACGTGGAGTGCGTTCAAGAGTGATCCTGGCTTGTTGAACCAGTTCAAGCAACTGGAAACTGGACTCAAGAATGTCAATAACCAGATGGATTTGCGGAAGTGGACGGCTCAATTCAGCACATTCAAGTCCGAGATTAAAGCCGCTGGTAAGAATATGCTGTCTCTTGGCGACGTTCTGAAGAATAACGTCGGGAAGGTCATGCAGTGGGTTTCCGCCACGACACTACTATTTCGGGCCTTTCGTCTACTGAGGCAGGCTGTGAGTACCATTGTCGATCTTGATACGGCAATGATTGACTTGCAGAAGGTGACAACTGCCACAGTATCTGAGTATCAGAAATTCTATCGGGCTGCTAATGATACTGCCAAAGCGCTGGGTGTTACCACTGAAGAAGTCATTTCTCAGACAGCGGAGTGGGCGCGTCTGGGTTATACACTGAGCGAAGCGTCGGAGTTGGCAAAGAACTCTGCTATCTTTGAGGCGATTTCGCCCGATATGGATATCACCCAAGCTACAGACGGCTTGGTGAGTATCATCAAGGCGTTCGACATAGAAGTGGAAGATGCCATGGATGGTATCATTTCCAAGGTCAACGAAGTGGGCAACAAGTTTGCCGTATCGAATGGTGATGTTGTTGAAGCTCTAACACGTAGCTCCTCTGCTATGACTGCGGCAAACAACACCTTCGATGAAACGGTGGCGCTGGCTACTGCCGCTATCGAAATTACCAGAGATGCCGCCAGTGTAGGTAATGGCCTAAAAACGTTATCCATGCGTATCCGTGGCTACGATGAGGAGACAGAAGAGTATTCTGAGGGTGTGGCTGAACTGACAGGTGCGATTGCCGATTTGACTAAAACGGCAAAGACCCCTGGTGGCATCAGTCTGTTTGAAAAGGACGATCCCGAAACCTATCGTTCCACCTATGATATTCTGGCGGATATTGCCGACATCTGGGACGATTTGACGGACAAGAACCGGGCCAACCTGTTGGAGGCCCTGTTTGGCAAACGACAGGCTCAAATTGGCTCCGCTATTTTGTCGAACTTTGACCAAGCGCGTGATGCCATTGCTAAGATGGAAGAGAGCGCTGGCAGTGCTGACCGAGAGATGTCCAAAATAATGGACTCTCTGGAATATAAGTTGAACGCACTTGAACAGACATGGGTTGGTGTCGCTCAAAATCTGTTCCAAACCGATGATATGAAGGGTGTCATCGAGGTTTTGCAGATAATTTCTAATGTGGTTGATACACTTACCGAACATTTGGGACTGTTCGGGTCGGTCGGTTTAGTCGTTGCTATTGCCGGACTGGTAAAATTCCGTTCAACATTGGAGTCTTTGACATCTGTTGTAACGCCGGTGGTTCAGCAACTGTCCAAGTTGGAGTTTGATGGCACTGCGAACAGTGTATTCAAGTATGCCACTGCGTTGGGATCTCTCGACAATGTTCAGCGCAAGCTGGCAATGGATATGGCCGGGTTGACCGCACAGCAGCAGGAACAAGTTGTTTCCATGATGGCGGCTGTTGCGGCGGCAAAGGAATTGACTGTGGCCGAGCTTGAGCAACAGCTGGGTTTGCAGGCCGGCGCGATTGCGAATGCCCTTAACGTTTCCTCTACTTCTCTTGTTACAGAGCAGATGTTGAAAGCGGCTGTTGCCAATGGGGTGCTGAGTGAAGCACAACTAAAGCAGATTGTGAGCACCAGCGCACAGACTGCTGCAAATACCGCAGGTGCAGCGTCTTTCGCATCTCTGGGTACTGCGGCAAAGGCAGCTGGGCTGGCAATGATGGCAACGCCTATGGGCTGGATTACATTGCTGATTGGCCTCTTGCCCTTGGCAATCACTGGTATCACTAAGCTCTATGATTGGCTGGTCGTTACGGCTGAGGAAGCCTATGAAGAAGCCGAGGAGTACAGAAAGTCCTATGAGGAGATTACCAGTGAAGTCGAAGACCTGAATGGCAAGCTGGAGGAGAACAAGAAGCGGCTCGAAGAGCTGCAGCGAATGGATACCCAAGGCACCATTACTTTGGTTGAACAGGAGGAGTTGGCCCGGCTACAACAGACCAATGCCGAGCTGGAGATTACCATTGCCCGTAAAAAGGAACTGGCCGCGCTTGATGCAAAGGAAGCCAATGAAGGTTATGTGTCCAGCTTCAATAAAACCGATTTCAGCTCCAATCGTCGTGATGTTTTGATTGTTGAACAACAATCTATTTACGAAAACTATGCTGATTTGCTGAAAAAGTATGATGATCAGATGGCTGGCATCACGGTTGAGTGGGCTGATGGTGAGTTGGAAAAGGTTACGGAGTTGGAGAACCGCCTTTTTGAAATCAGCAATATCCTTCAGAGCGGCATAGAGAACGACGAATGGTTGGATCAAGCAGTTGACTATTCTGACCATGTGCAGGAGCTGGTCGATACCTACAATCTGTTCAACAAAATGCAGGAGGACGGTATTGAACTCTCTGCCGCTCAAAAAGATCTATTTGAGCGTACCCGCAATGAGCTTCTGTCACTTGGGCAGGAATTGGAGGAAGACTATCTTGGCAAGTATGTCGGTGAGGATGAGAACACAGAAGAATGGCAACGTCTGTTGGATCTAATCAATAAGACCACCTTCGCTGTAGAGTATTTCAGTGGCAAACTGTCTGATCTTCCCGAAGACTGTTACAGCGCCATGGAGGAGCTGGGTGGTAGTGCCAGCTTGACGGCTGACAAGGTGACAGAGCTTGCCAACAAGTTCCCTGAGTTGGCCGCATGGATGCAGGAGTCCGGCTATACCGCTGAAGATGTTGCCAAGCATTTCAACGCACTCGCGGCTTCTGAGGAAGAGCCTGGTAATGCGGCGGAGGTATATTCTGCCAAGTTGTCTGACCTTGCCGAAGTGCTTTCTACACTTCAAGACGCCTACGACGCTTTGGCAGATGCCGAAGCAGATATGGCGACAGGTGAAGGGTTGTCCCCCGACACCATCAACGCTCTCGCAGATGCCGAGGAGAACTATCTGGACTACCTCTATGAGGAAAACGGTGTTGTTAAGCTCAATACCGAGGCGTGGAAAGAAAACGCCAATGCGAAGATGTTGGGTGAGATGGCAGAGCTTCAGAAGGAAATCGACTCTTTGAAAGAGCGGAATGAGGTTCTTGCTGACACTCTGGAAATCTACCGAACAAATAAGTATATGAGTCCTGGCGATACCTCGATGATGGATGCGTGGGACAAGAAGATTCAGGAAGTCACCAACGAAATCGACGAGAACACAGCTGCCATTGATGCGAACCAGAGCAGGTTGGACGTACTCAATATCACGTATGGCAACATTACAGGCAATCTTGATGCCTATTCAGCTACGTTGGCGAATTTCTCTAATGTGGCAAATACCATTGATTCCGTTTCTACGTCATTCCAAACTCTTGCCGACCTACAGGCAGAAGTCGCTAATGGGTTTACTATGTCTTTGGATAAGGCTTTGGAGTTTGCCAAGGTCTATCCCGAAATTTTGAACAACGCAACTGTGGCGGCAAACGGCCAAATTACACTGAATAAGGATGTTGTGAACAGTTTTATCCAGGGTAAAAAAGCTGAAATTGATGCACAGATTGACTCCAAAATTACCGAGTTGGAAGCAGACAAGGCTGTACTGGAAGCTCAGATGGAGTTCTCAAAGGCCGAGTTGGATTTGGCAAAGCAGGTTGGTGAAGGTGAGGCAAATATCACCAAGGAAGTCGCCGCATTCAGATTGGATACTGCGAATAAGCTGGTGGCTGCGTTGATTGAGGCTGGCGTTGATGAGGCTGAGGCGTTCAAACTGGCGGCTGCGGCTATGGCTGGCAATGCTCAGGAATTTAATCGCATTGCAGCTGAGGTCTGCACTGATGTGAATGGCAATTTCAACGAGGCTGCATACCAAGCGGCACAGGCCATCTACCAGAACATGAATAGCGCCAAGAAGGATGTTGCGTCTCTGGCAACCCAAGCACAGCAAACAGCGGAAGCTATTGCTGGTATGGCAGACGGCATCAAAGCCGGTTCCTCTGCTTTTGTCGGAGGATCTGGCGGTGGTACAACAGGTAATAAGATCAAACTGAGCCTATCTGGTGCAGAGTTCAAAGGTACTGACTATACCTATGAAGCCAAAGAGATCGGTTTGGATGATTTTATTTCCGACCTCGAACTGGATATTTCCAACTATCAGAATGCCATTGCCCAGATTGATGGGCAGATTGCCGCATTGCAGGCGCTGAAGAATGCTCCTTTGAAGAGTTTCAAAAGCAAGTCTGGCTCTGGGTCTGGTGGCTCTAAAAAGGAAGTTGAGGAGTACATTGCTGATATCGACGAGTACCGAGAGGCTGTGGAACGCTTGCGCAAGGCTCAAGCCGAAGTGGAGCGGATTACGACCGATATCGACAACGCCGGCAGCATTGAAAAGAAGATCGATCTTGAAAAAGAGTTGGTCGATGCTTACCAGGAAGAACAGGCAGCTCTGCACAATCTGAACAACCTACGGGATGGAACGATTACGGCTGGGGTCAAGACTTTGCAAGACCTGGGCTTTGCGGTTAAGTACAATGCTGATACCAATGAGCTTTGGGTTGAAAACCTGGAACACCTCAACGAACTAACCGCTGACAGTAAGGGGCAGTATGGTTCCTTGAAAGAGGCCACCAATGCCTTGCGAAAGGATACCGAAGAACTGATCAACACCATCACCGACCTCAACGAAGCCAATCGAGAAGGATCTGCGACATGGTGGGAGGTTCAACGGGCCATTTTGGAGGCTAAAATCGCTGTTTGTGAGTTTGAGGCACAGTTACACAACAATGTCCTCACGCTGACGGAGAACTGGCTGGACAACGCTATCAACCAGAAAAACAGCGAGGGTGTGAAGCGGTATACTTCTGAAATGATTGCCAACTACAAGGCATTGCAGGAGGTATATCACAAGCAGGCTGAGGCGCTGCGGGCGGCGGGCTACTCTGATACCACCGACGAAATTGTGGAGCTTTCCGATGCTTGGTGGGATTTGGAAGATAAGATCAGAGATGCCAAAGACAAGGTGGTTGACTACTTTGTCGAACTCGTGGATGCGGCAAATGATGCGGTAGACAGCATTCAGAACGTGTCTGATGTGCTATCCGACGCGGCTCAGGAGTTTGCAGACAATGACGGGTGGATTTCGGTCGATACCTACCAGTCTATCATTGCTCTGGGCACTGAGTATATGCAAATGCTCATCAATGAGAACAATGAACTGGTCATCAACCGTGATCGGATCAACGATATCATTGAGGCCAAGACCCGTCAGCTGGCCGTGGAGCAGGCGCTTTCCTATGTGGAGCGTTTGCGGCTGGCGGCGACTGGGGCATCCAATGAAAGTCTTGACCAGCTGTGTTTCGCCACTACGCAGGCCACCAACTCCACCTGGGGGTTGGTGTATGCTGAGCTGGCGTTAATGCAGCAGACAGGGCTACTCAATGGTTCGCAGTATCAGGCGGCTTTGCACAATATCCAGGCTATTCAGTCTCTCGCTGAAACCGCTGTGGCTGGTATCGGTCAGACGGCGGGGGCGGCGGCTGAGAAGATGGACAACCTAAAAAAGCAGCTGCAAGATCAGAAAGATGCTCTGGAAGATCTGTTGGACGAGTTGGAGGACATGAAGGACGGCTGTGACGATCTCGTCAAGTACGTCATGGATATGCTCAAAGACCGTATTCAGCAGCAGATCGACGCTCTGAACGACGCGAAAAAAGCGGTCAAGGATTACGTTGACCAGCTGAAAGAGGCGATGCGGGCAGAGAAGGAGAATATCGAGTATGAGGATGAACTGGCTGACAAGCTGAAAGCCATCGCCAAGCTCCAGTCCAAGATTGATGCCCTCAGTCTGGATGACAGCCGTAAGGCTCAGGCTGAGAAGATGGCGTTGGAGGAGGAGCTGGCCGAGCTGCAAAAGGATTTGGCTGACTTCCAGGCTGACCACGCCATGGACGTGACCGAGGAAGCCCTTGATAAGCAGTATGAAGCCTATGAGCAGGAGAAGGATGCGGAGATTGAGAAGCTGGAAGAAAGCATCTCTTCTACGCAGAAGCTCTATGACATGGCGATCAAGTATATCAAGGAGAACTGGAACACGCTCTATCAGGAGCTACTGGACTGGAACTACGAGTACGGTAACAGTCTGAACAGTGAGATCACGGCGGCATGGGAGGCGGCTCAGGAAGCGGCGTCCCGGTATGGGGATTTTGTGACGGCCATCATGGGCGGCATTGAGAGTGACATCGCTAAAATCACAGCTCAGATTCAGTCGTTGACAACACAAATCTCCAACCTTAGCAACAGCACTTCCGGTGCCGGTGGGAATGGAATCGGTGGCTCTACGCCCAACGTTGTTGGTACGGTGAACACTGATACATCGTACAGTGATGAGGATATGAAGCAGGCCAAGCGAAAAGCGGTCAGCGATGTTGTGTCTCAAATGCGGGCGCTAAGTGCTCAGTGGCACACAGCGGACAAGGCGACAAAGAAGCGGCTGGAGGATCAGGCATTGCAGTTGGGAGTAACCCTTGCTTCCTACGGTATTGTGGCGCACCGCGATGAGCCGACCGGCGCATGGTACATCGACAATGACCTACTCAATCCGTCCAATGCTGGCAAACTGCTTTACAGCTGCTACCACACGGGTGGGTTCGTAGGCGATGAGCCTTTGAAGCCGAATGAACGCTATGTAAAGGCAGAGAACGGAGAGTTGATGGTAACATCCGATCAGCAGGATAGTCTGGCGGCACAGATCAGCGATATCAAGACGGCTACTGACGCTCTGAGCGGTGTTGTGGCAGATATACCTGTGACACCTCAGAACCTGTGGGCTGACGGTATGGCTGGAAGTGACACAGGTGCCGTTCATAACGTCACCACCAACAACAACCAGCCTGTATTCCACGTTACCGAAACGATTACCTGTGTGCCAGAGAAATCGGTGGAGTCGCACAAAAAGATTAGTCGTGACACGCTCGTCGAGATTGCGCGGCAGCTCAGAAAACCATGAGTTTGAGGGGAGGACACTCTGTCCTCCCCTCTTGATATAAAGGGAGGTGTGGTGGTGTACAAAACGTATGAGTTTACTTTTGCCGGTGAACCGGCTTCGATGTTCGGAATGTTTATGGCCGACCTCGGAAATAAATCGCACACTGACAATCCGTTTGCCAACGTGGCGAATATTGTAGAGACACGGCTTCCGAACCGGGTGACGCCGCTACACTTTGGTGTACGGTATCACGATAGCCCGTTGACTTTTAAGCTGATTTTTGGCAGTGATCACTACTTGGACAGATATCAATTCCAAGAGGTGTCCAACTGGCTGACGGGTTATCAGGAATACCAGTGGCTTACCATTGACCAGCCGGATATGGAGCACATTCAATTCAAGTGTCTTATCAAGGATCTTAACCCCATCAGCATTCGGTGGTTCCCCAATTCGTTTGAGGCCACAGTTGTTTGTGACTGTGCCTATGGGTATAGCTATCCTTGGGAAAAGACACTGAGCGTTAATGGCAGCTTGAAAACAGTGTTTTATAACGACAGTACCATCCGCGAGAATTTGAAGCCGGATTTGACGATCCAGCTGGCGTCTGGCACACGCAATTTTTCTATCACAAACAAAACCACCGGCACAACCATGAAATTTACAGGCTTGCCGGCAGGTGGTGTCACCATCATTGCAGATAATGAGAACGGTATCCTGCGGGATGGGAATGATGAATATGACCTGTACGATTACTTCAACTTTCAATTCTTTGAATTGGCATCCGGCGATAATGAGCTGGTGCTTGAGGGTAACGGCAGTGTCAAAATCAGTGGGAGGTATCTGTACAACGTGGGTGCATAAAGGAGGTGTGGGAGATGTACCTAAATTTCAAAAAAATCAACAGCGCGAAGCGGGAACCTCCCATGCTTCGTTTGCAGACCTTGGCGGGGAAAGAGCTGGGGCCGGTGCCCTTTGTCCAAGGGTTGAATTTTGAGATCAACTATTCTGACTTGAGCACCATCGAATTTAATGTGCCGTTTATGGTCAATGGACTGATTAACCCACTGTACGCTTCGCTTACTGGCTACAAGGTCATCTACACGGAAGAGTTGGGTGTGTACATGATCACCAACCCGGAAAAAAGCGGAGACGGCATGAAGGAAATTAAGCAGGTTAAGGGATACTCTTTGGAGTACGCATTCCAAAAGAAAACGCTCTACCTGGATGAGGGAACTTATTGCTTCTGGAACCCTGCGTTCCCGGAGGAGACTATTCTGGGGCGGATCGTAGAGCTTGATCCTAACTGGAGTGTGGGTTATGTTGCCCCCAGACTCATGAACTGCTACCGGACATTCGATCAGTATGACAATAGTGCTCTTTCCTTCTGCTATGGCGAGGCTATGGAAAAGTACCGTTGTGCCATCGTGTTTGATGTGTACAACAAGACCATCAATGCCTATGACGCTGGTGACGATACTGGCACACTGCCTATCTATTTGGACTACGAGAACCTAACGCAGAGTATTAAGGTGGCAGAAGACAGCGAGAACATGGCAACGCTGCTCCATCTTTACGGCGGGAACGGTTTAACTATTCGGGATGTGAACCCAATCAACGGTGACTATATCGTGGATTTGAGTTTCTTTTTGAATAATGGCGACTTGGATGTGGTGCCTACTGGCAGTACCGAAATGCTTTCAGCAAAAGTGCGCCGCTGGGGGGCTGATGTGCAGGCGCAGCAACCCTATTATACTGGCCTTATCTCTTTGCGGTCGGCGGCAACATCGCGCAAGGTGGCGGCTCAGGCGGCACTGAACGAGTTGAACGGCGAACTGAAAACGCTGACAGCCCAGCAGATGCTCTTGACCAAAGAACATTCTTTGGAAAAGACCGATAGTGGTAGAGCCAACAAGCAGGCACAGTTGGATGCCATCTATGCCCAGATTGAGGCGAAGAACAGAGAAATCAAAGCCAAGGAGCAGGAGATAGCTGATATTGAAGCTGAGGCCAAAGGCTACACCGCTAAAATCATAGCCGTGTCCAGTGCTCTTTCCATCAATGGGTATTTCACTGAAGCGGAACGGCTAATCCTAACCCCCTTCTTGATTGAGGGCGAGTTGACCGAGGAAACATTTGTGGCTTCTGAGTTGGATGCGTCCAACACTGCGATTGCTGTAACTGCCTCTGGTTCAGTCTCCATCATTAACAGTGAGATTTCCAAGGTATCATTGCCGGAGTTCAGCCGAGCGGTGTATACTCTCTCAGGGGGCACGCTGGCCCTTGCCTCTCCAAACTTCAAAGCAGAGATTGTGCGGGGCACCATGGATGTGAAGAGTGGCAACACCTACACCCTGACAGCCTACCTTGGCGCAACCAGCTTTAACGGGCACGATTTCATCAAGGGTATGATCACCATTAGCGGTTCTCTTTCCGGTCTTTCCAGTGATATTACGGCTGTGACAGAAAACTCCATTACACAGTATCTGGGCACCCAGTTGAGTTTTCGCACATCGAATGCGGACGCATACTTCACGATTGCAACCAACGAGTACCAGATGTACGCTGTGGAGCTGGAGTTGTATGACTTTGGCACCGAGGCATTGCGTGACTACGCATGGCCCGTCTACGAGTTTGATATTGAAACGTCAAATTTTCTTTATCAAGAGAAGTTTGAACCGTTCAAAAACAAGCTGGAGTTGGGTAAGGGCGTGCATCTGCAGCTGGGGAGCGAGGGGCTTATCTGTCCAAAGGTGATCGGTGTGAAGCTGGACTTTGAGGATATCAGCAAATTCAGCCTGATTTTCTCTAACCGCTATCAACGTCGAGATGAGCTTGAATATCTCAACGACGAAATCAAAAGCTCTGCAAAAACCACGAGTCGCTTTAACGCCAGCAAGTACCTCTATGATCGTGCTGCGGACAAGATGACCGACGTGGACTTGTATATGAAGAATATGCTGGACGCGGCGGTACAGACCATCAAGGCGGCGGCAAACCAAAGTGTCATGATTGACAATGCCGGCATTCATGTGTCCAGCTCAAACGACAACATTCAACTGCGGATCGTCAACGGCATGATCGCCATGACGGATGACAACTGGAAGACGGCGAAGCTGGCAATCGGTAAGTTTTACTCCAAGGAACACAAGATGGATCTGTGGGGTGTGAACGCCGAACTGATTGCGGGTACACTTCTGCTGGGTAGCAGTCTCTATATCCAAACCCAAGGCGGTTTCTTCACAGTGGATGACAACGGTGTTTATGTCAATGCTTTGAAGTTCTACATCAACAACGGTAAGAACCTGGGCGAGACGCTGGACGGTATCGACGACAACATCAGCTCGGTTTCCTCCGACGTTTCCTCTGTACGGAGGGATTTTGACTCTGTGACCAAGAAAACATCCTCTGGCGTTGCTCTGGACGCGACCGATCTGAACGGCGTGATTAGTGCAACCAAGGCGCAGATGAAGGGAGCAGGCGGCAACGTGCTGTTCGACTCTGACGGCATCTGGCTGATGAATAATACCACCAAGGCCACAACCACCAAAGCGGTGTGGATGAACGAAAATGGTATTTTATTCGGCAGTGGGCCACGGACATCCAACCCGGCCACATCCTCTTCGTGGAAGTGGACAACGGCTATCAGCCATGATGGTGTGGTGGCTGAGAATATCGCTGCGGGGACGCTGAGTGGTATGACTATCAGCGGTGGACAAATCACCATTGGAAAAAGCTCCAACAGCGACAATACCTATTTCCATGTGGATAGCTATGGCAATCTTGGAATTGGCCGAAACACCAACCAAGCGAAAGGCTACAATTTTTATGTGGACTACAACGGGAATATGTACGCCAACTCCGGTGAGTTCCGTGGGAAGCTGGTGGGTGCGACGGGAACCTTCTCCGGCGCTCTGAGCGCGGCCACAGGTACTTTTGCTGGCTCCCTAAGTGCGGCTACGGGAACCTTTGCCGGCTCCCTGAGCGCGGCTACAGGCACGTTTTCGGGTAGTCTGAGCGCGGTGAATGGAACCTTTACTGGGACGCTGAGTGCCGCAAGGATCAGTGGATCTCTGACAGCCAACTCCGGCGCTGAAATCGTTGGCCCGGCTATCTACGTGCCCAACAAATCCTACCCGAAGTTCAAGGTTGACTCCCAAGGTAATGTTACCATGACGGGCAATCTGACACTGGGTAGCGGTGCTATTAGCTGGTCAAATCTGGATTGGGGCACACAAAATGCTATCAATAACGCCCAGACAACCGCAAACAATGCCTCTTGGACAGCGAGTGATGCGGCCAATGCCGCCAGTGACGCTCAGTGGACGGCTGACCGGGCATACGATCTCGCCCAGGCAAATCAGCTCCCCTATTACATTACACGGACGAAAATCACCAGTACGACCATCGAGTCTCCCACGATTACAGGTAATGTTATTGTGGGAACCAGTTTTGAACTGTCTAATCACTTTGGTTCGATTGCAGTTGGATATGGAGCGACCGATATTGATATGACATATGGTATCAAAATGATGGATCGGACAGGAAGAAACTATGTGATTTGTACCAGTGCCGGAGCACGAATGACATCCTCTGGGGCTTCGTTCTATGTAAGTGGGGGTTCGATCACTGCTACAAGGGAAATCAATGTGTCGTCTGATAGGCGTGTCAAAAACTCCATTGACTACAACATGGATAGATACGAGGGTTTCTTCCGTGCTTTGAACCCATGTCGCTTCCTTTACAACAACGATGGCGACAAATGTTTCCATATTGGATACGTGGCCCAGGATGTAAAAGCGGCCATGGATAAAAGTGGGTTGGATTCAGTGGATTTTGCGGGGTATGTAGTTGGTGTTAAGACTGGGCTGACAGATTACGACGACGAGCTGGCTCTGGGCTATTCGGAGTTTATCGCCCTGAATACGCATATGATTCAGAAACTCCTCCGGCGTGTTGAGATGTTGGAGGCTATCATTCAATCTATGAAATCATGAGGAGGACAAATCATGTCTAAATTGGAACTTACTCAGAAAATTGCAAACATCCACAATACCCTGGCACAAATTCTGGTGAGTGGCGACAACGCCATTGCTATGGGCGGCGTGCTTATTGAGCTGCGGCAGATGGTGAATGATTTGCAGGTCGAGATCCAGGCCGAGGAGAAGGCAAAGGCTGAGGAAGCGGATAAGGAACAGGCCGACGCAAAATAACAAGGAGGGCAGCTATGAATATCCACAACCCGTTTACGCTGCCTGAACTTGAATTTGTGGGCGGGTCAACGCAGGAGCTTGTGTTTCACTGCTACCATGAACAGAATGGCAAGCCGACAGACCTTTCTTCCTGCACCGCCAATTTTTCCTTGATCAGCTACGTGAATAAGTATGGTTCGCCCCTCGTCTCCAAGGCTATGGATATCCGTGCTGGCACAGACAATGACGATGGGATCTGCAATATCCTGGCTGTCATACTGGAACCTTCGGATACGCTGGAACTGCGAGGAAAATACATCTATCAAATTGCGTTGAAGGATGTTACTGGTCTTGCTGAGGTTCCAGGGCAGGGGCTTTTCCATATCAACAACAACATCAATAAGGGCTTCATTTCATGAGATCCAGAGCAGATAGCTCTGGATTTTTTATGCCCAAATGCAGAAAAAGGAGTGAACAAGATGAACACAAAGCATTTTCTCAACCTGGTTGCCGGTAACGTGTTTCAGTCTCAGACTACGCCGGCCATCCCCACCGAGTATTACATCGGTTTGAGCACTACCACGCCCAATATCAACGGCTCCAACGTCAACGAGCCGCCCGTGTCCGGTTCTTATCAGCGGATCAAGCTGACCAATCTGAGTGCGCCTACTGATGGTGTCATCACCAACAATGCGGATATCAGCTGGCCGGAGAGCACGTCTGACTGGGGCATCGTGACCAGCTACGTTATCTTTGACTCTGCCACGGTTGGCGCGGGCAACCTGTTGGTCTTTGGCGACCTGTCTACACCGCGTTCGGTGGAGCGGGACACTATCATGACCATCAAGGCCGCATATCTGAAACTCAGTGCGTTGAACCCTGCCAGCACCTGATGGGCAGGTGACACGGCATGAAGGAGTTTGATATTCGCCTACCGACCCGATTGACAGAGTGCAAAGTGCTTATCTACTCCCTGCCGTATTACAGCGGTCTTACTGTTATTGATGGCTTCATCATTGACAGCGCCGTTGACGGGTACACACTGCAAAAGACGTTCAGTGCCCAACCTGGGCTGGTGCTTGCCTCAGAAATGGAGGGGACGTTCAAGCTCGTCCACGAGGCTATCCAGTCCGGGTTGGTGCTCGATTCCCACATGGATATTGAGGCGCTTTACAAGATTATTCCTGAACCAAGCGGCATCGTCCTATTGGAGGAACCGGCCCGCCTGTTTGCAGAGAGCTTTCTGCGTGCAAGCAGTGGCATTGAGCTGGAGTCCAGTTTGCTCGACATTCAGATTAGTCGTTCTCTGGGGCGTGGGGAGTCTGGGTTTATCATCAATAGCAGTGTGGATGGGACTTTGAAGGTAAGTCACCTTGCCGACATTCAGTCTGGTTTTATGTTGCAATCTGAGGCTGAGTTTGTACCGCGTATTCTGGCTCGGCCTATTCAGGGCGGTATTGTTATCTCTGCCGCACCTATGCGGAGTACACTTCAAAAGATGACCAAAGGCGAAAATTCCATCATCTTTAGCTCCGAGGCTGACGCTATTCTCTCTCATTCACTGGGACATATGGAGAGTGGCTTTGTCATCAAGAGCAACAGTCCTTCCATGAGCAAGCACAGCTTCTTCAATGGAGAGAGTGGCTTCGTTCTTGACGCGGCTCCGCTGGATACAAAGCGCCTTAATCGTTTTACAGTCGATAATGGCATTATGCTAACCGTCGAGCTGAAAAATCTTTGTTATCTCGTTTGTCTCAATATCGACAACGGCATTGTGTTGGATACGGAGGCGGCTGGCACGTTAATCAAGGTGCTGTATGGTGCGGAGAGTGGCATCATACTGGGCACCGAGGCTTCTGCCGCTGCGACTAAGGCGATCCGTGCGGAGAGTGGCATCGTGCTGGATACGGAAGCCACTGGCATTCCAGTCAAGGTGATGAAGCCGGAGGAGAGCGGCATTGTGATCGACTCTGAGGCGACGGCAGACTCGAAACGCTACCGGTTATTGGAAGAGCTTGACAATTTGGAGTTGAAAGACATCGACGATATGACGTTGGAAGAGCTGGATTGGGTATGGCTCACATGACAGCGGGAAGGAGGTAAATCATGTCACAAGCGCATCTGGGAAGTTTTAATGGCACGGTTACGCCAAATGTCAATATGCTGGATATCTTCAAACAAAAGGAAATCAAGGATAACCCCAACAGCATTTTGAACTTTGGTGATTTGGTGCTGAAAAAGTTTGGCATTTCTGCCCCAGCAGGGACGGTAATCAAAATCAATGGGAAGGAGATCCCGCTGTTTACTGGCGTTTTTGAACTGGGCATGAACCAGATTGATATTACGTCATTGGAGTTTTTGGAAACAGTAAACGTCAACATCTACTATATGTTCTGAGGAAGGAGGCGTAACGATGGCAGATTTGAGTTTGAGGGACGCCCTACTTCTTGCAGGTGGTGGATCAGGCGGCTCTGGTGGTAAGGATGGTGTCGGAATTGCATCCTTAGAAATCAACGATAATGGTGAGTTGGTCATCGCCTTGGACAATGGGCGAGTGAAAAATCTTGGCAGAATTGTTGGTGCTGATGGCGCTGTATACGTGCCTCATATCGACGATAAAAAGGTTCTTTCATTCACGATTGAGAAAGCGCCCGACAAGGTTCCAGATCCTGTTGATCTAAATGGGGACGGTGT